CATAACGGCATCAAAGGCTATACCGGTCTTGCCGCATCATTAATTTTAGGAGCAACAATTTGGCTGATGATACTTATATGAACATAACAACAAAACAGTTAATTCACATTGCGATTAGCAATGATGAGTTTGAGAGCAAATATCCGGGTATAGCACTTTTAATTAAGCCAAAATTGCGGGAGTTCTACAAAAACAACGGAGTCCGAATCTCCTCAGTAATGGAGAAAGCCGAGGCTATTGATAGAAAGTATCACGACGTAGATGGCGAAGGTAAAATGACACTCAAGGAAGGCGCATCAAAAGAGGATTGGGAGAAGGAAAGCGCTGAGCTTTTAAATGAGGAAGTCCGCTTATCAATTTAATATGGGCAGAAAGTCGAAGTATAACTGGGACAAACTTTTAGATGCAAAGGAGGGTGAGTGGATTAATTTTGGCAAAGGAGATAGAAACTCTATGCAAATCTGCGCACGAACTTGGCTGCAACGAAGGATGGTCTCGTGGTCGGTTGTCAGCATGTATGACGACGAAAATAATGTATTAATAGCTATATTTGCGTGGTGAAACGATGGATGTATCTATGGAAACTTACCGCGGTGACAGTCATTGTGACCATTCTTGGAATGATAGTATTAAGAGGTTGCATCGGGGTTTAGAGCCCGAGATTAGTGCCAGTGTAGTGAGTAAGGCATTTGCAGCACTTAAAGTCAAGTGGCAGACCGGAGACGAAACGGTAGATGTAAATAATATGGCAATGTACCTGAGTATTTCTCAGGAGTATTCCAAAAAGATAATTGACTATTACGAGTCACAACATTTTTGCACTAAATTCAAATTGAAATGACAAAGAAAGAAAAAGAAGAAAAGGTAATGACCTTAAAAGAAAGTTACGCTACACTTTTTGCTCGTGAGTATGAGCGGGTGAATGGTAAGCCATACAAAGGCGAGCCCACATTGGAGGCAGCTAATGGTCGCCCGGAGCTCGTGAAATACTATCAGAATTGGCTTAACGCATGAGGTTAACTGAAGAGGAAGTAGCTCTTGCGAAGGCGGGAGACGAAATTGCTATCTCCAAACTTATCGAAACGTATGAGTTTATGGTGAAGAGTCCGGTATATGATGCGGTATTGACAATACTGGTTACGACAGATAGCTGGTGCAAGGAGATTAGAAGTGAACGCCCTGCAATCCTTGGCGAGCAAGACTCCAATGACAAAGCCATCGAGCGGGTTAGGAAATTTATGCTTGATCTACCACAGCACGCACTGGACTGCCAAAAACTTCAGGCGACATTAACAGGAGATGACATCAAGCAATTGCAGCACGATAGAAAAATTGCGGAGGCTGGAGACAGGGCATTCCCGACACTTAATGGCGATAGAAAATGATTATTGACTTTAATCAGAAGCCGACTTACAGCAAAGATGTTCAGCATCTGATAGACACCTTTAATCCGCCACCACCAAAATACATTGCAGAGCCCGTGCCGGACTTCAGGATGTTTGACCATCCCGTAAAAGAGGAGGATCGGTATTGGGAGGAGCAGACCAGAAGATGGTTTGAGGGATACACGACACCAAGCGGCGATTACATCCCACCAAACCTCTATTTTCATATCCAAAACAGCACGCTTAAAAACATTAATGGCGACACATTTAAGCCCGACTGGAGAGATACTGACGAGCTGATGGCGGTTTGGTCATTAGAGTCGATGCGGGATGGAACAAGTGAGTTGGTGTATAAAAGGCGGGAGGTGGGCGCAACAGCTTTTTATTGCAATCAGGGCTTTTGGGTGATGCGCATTAAGCCCGGAAGCCATTGCGCTTATACGTCCGGCAAGGGTCAGAAGGGTATCAGCTCTATGTTTAACGACAAGATACTATTTAGCTACAACCGGTTTCATAAGTCAGTGCTGAATACGGTTCCCTATCAGCTCAATAACAGCTCCACCAACACAAGCCTTAAGATCGCCATGAAGGCACTTGTGGATGGATCAATAGATGAGCGTGTAAGTACTTTGATAGCTAAGGAGACCGACGAAAAACCAGACAGTGTTACTAATATTTCCGGAGATAGAGCGGCTTATGTGTATGTAGATGAGGGCCCGCTACATAAGAGGTTGGATAAATTTTTAGGATCAATTTTTCCGGTAATTAATCAGGGTCCCGTCAGAACCGGGTTGATGGTAATTGCAGGTACAGTAGAACCAAGTTTGACCGATGTTCAAATTGCAGGATTTCAAGAGCTCATCAACAGGAGTAAAAATCTCAAATTGCGCACCCGATTTTTGCCCGTTTGGATGGGCATGTTTACTAAAAATGGGTGGAGTAATAAAGAGGCTGGACTACTTTGGTATGAAGAGCAGGTGAGAATGTTTCAGGACTCCGGCGACTTTGTTGGTCTGAGAGACTTTAAAATGCAGTATCCGAAAGACGAACAGGATATTTTTGACATGGCTGCCGGTACAATGTTTGAGCCAGATAATATTGAGATACTAAAAAAGAGAAGAGCCGACATTGTAGATAAAAACGAGGAGGGCCAATACAAGTTAGTCCCAACAGCAAACTTTTTTGAGATGATACCTGACACTAAGCGCAGAGACCCTGAGAAGGATGGCGGCTTTTGGATGGTAGAGCCCCCGAAAGAGGGGCTAAGCTACTTTCAGGCAATTGACAGCATTAGCTCTGATAAAAAAGATGGAGGGGAGAAAGGGTCGTGGATCGCTTCAGTTATTTTTAAAGGTTTTGACCCGTTAATGCCAGAGCGCAGCTACGAGCCAGTCTGCGTGTATTTCGAGCGCCCCCAAACCATTGAGGGCGGGTACCGCAATATTGTCAACCAAATGCGGTACTATAATAAATTTGATGGGATTAAAGAGATCAATTACGAGACAAACGCCTCAGCGGGCAGTCATTTTGGAACCTACCTTGATAAGGAGGGGCTTTATACTAAATATGCCAATAGGAGAAGGGATGTGTCTGGTAAGGGGTATATCAACACTAAAAAGAGAGGCACGCCGGTAAACGCCCATACCAGAGAGTGGCAGATTAAGCACGCTAATATATTTTTGAGAAAGTATGCGATGCAATTCAGGAGCCTCATTGTAATTAACCAATTACTTTTAGATGAGCGCAAAAATGCGGACGTGCGAGACGCCTTCTTGGTGTTTATGACATCCATACCTGACTTTGATAAACCGGTAAAAAGGGAAGACAAGAAAAGATTTAGAACAAATTTAGTGCTTGTACCAGATGGCAACGGTAAAATGGTGTATAAGTCCGAGCCGATTGAGATTGTGCCTGCGCAATTAATTGAAGATCAGGACGCATTTTTAGCCTTTGATATGGAGTTAAAGCGTAAGTACGGCTTCGACAAACCGTATCAAAAAGCGAATGGGGAGGAGCGAGAGAAGTACAATCGGTTAAAAGCGCTTTGTGGTCATGCAGATTAAATCGGTACGTAAGGGGCATGGAGATAAATCTATCCTGTTCAAAGTAGGGTTATTTGGCATTTGCAGAATCGTGGAGGAGCTAAAGGAATACGTATTTTTTCATGAAAAAACAGCAAAAATTGTGGTGTATCGGTGTTACGACCCAGCAAATAAATTATTGTATGAGGTAGAGGCAGGGGATGGGCTAATCGTGACGTATGTGTAGTTTCCCATTTTGACACAAAATAATTATTTTTTCCAAAGTTTGGAATTTTCCAAAATTGGGATTATGTTTGCGGTATGGCAGCTGCAACATTTGAAGTTCCGTCCGGTACGCTAAGATGGGAGCCACCAAATGAACTTGTACGTGAGAGCGAGAAAACCCCCAATTGGTTTGGTAACTATGGGCGTTGGATTATTAGCACTTTTTACAATCAACCGACAAGCTCCGCATTAGGAACAACCGCCAATCTTAATAATTTCGGGTTTGTAGATAACGTAGTGGATAACTGGCGTTACATGTTTTGCAAGCAAGAAAACAGGGATTTCAATTACGTTACTACCAATTTCAATAATTTAGCCCTTCCTGCGGTTTGGATCAATGGAGGGAAGATTCCTCAATTGATCGATCATTTAGGTGGAATTATACTGGAAAGTATTGATAATATTGAGGTTACAGCAACTAACCTGTCTGACGATGCGCTTAAAACCAAGCGCATTTTAATTGAAAAATTGCAGGCAGAATTAGAACTAAGGAGCTTGATTTCCCAGACGCTTCCACCCGGGGTTAAGTTTCAGCCTGTCAATGACCCTAATCTTGACATACAGGATGAAGATGATATTCAGGAGTATAAAGAATCATGGCAAGATAAATATGCTATAATTGCCGAACAAATTGGTGCAAATCAATTACTTCAGGACAATTTAAAAGTAAAGTTCCGTCAAGCCGCCATCGAGCAGTTTGTTGGAGGAATCAGCAGCATCATGCCAGAGGTGATTGGAGGCAATGTGGTCAATACTGTAATTCCTGCTTATGAGCGGGTATGGGATAACCGAACCAACGATCCGTATGGTGATGATGCTATGTTTTGTGGATACATAAAACACAGTGTACCTTATCTTGAGGTTGTTCAAAAATTTCAAGACCAATTAAGTGATGACGACATTCGGGAGATCAGGGCACTTGCCTCTTCCGAACAAGGAAAGTGGCAGCCGTGGTTTGACTATTACAATACCGGGTTTGGCTGTAACAACCGATTTTCATGGTGGACTCGTGACAGCATGGGCAATATGGCAATTTCTTATGCCACCCTGTATTTTATAGCCCCAAGAACATTTCCATTTCAACGCAAGCGCAACCGCTTCGGTAATATGCGTGTACGGAAACTGGACGTAGCTAACCCCACAACGGCAAACGAACCTAACGGAGACTGGTCAGGATACGACTTGCATCAGGTAACTATAATTGGCAATAAGTATATTGTTAATGAGGGCTATGCCCCAAACACACTTCGCAAGTTTAATAATAAAGGCAAGATTCGGCTGCCCATTCTGACGTTTTTAGGCAATTACTCGATGGGGTTTGCTAAGGCAATGGTATCTGATCTTCGCCCCAATCAAAACGAGATTGACAGACTAAGTTATTTGATACAGCGAATGACCAGTCAGTCGCATGGCAAAAAGTACTGGGTGAATGGCAATAAGTTAGCTACTACCAATAGCGTTGACTTTATTAATGACCTCACCACCATCGGCATCCATGTTGGAACCGGCACTACTGGAGAACCAGACGATCCTACCATCAATCAGCGAGCGGTTGAGTTGATAGATATGACCTTAGACCCCAATATCCAGTTGTTGCTCCAATTAAAAGCGGAGCAGAAGCAGGAGATGGAAGAAAGGGTGTCTGTATCTCGTATCGCACTCGGACAGCAAACCAATACGGTAGGTAAAGGTGTTCAGCAAAACACCATTAACCAAAACAGTTATGGTACAGCTCAGATTATGTATGGTTTGATGAAATTTTTCAATGACGTACTGCAATATAATGTCGATTTAAAACAGTTGGTTTACAGCCAGAGTGACTCAGTTGAAGAGGGGCTGCTAATAGGTGACACAGGATCAGATTTACTTAAAATACTTGACCCTAAAGAATTTGGCACACAGCCTTTATTGGTGTATATGCAGTCAAATTCAATTTTGGATCAACAGCAGCGGGAGTACATTAAAACCATTGCGCTTAGTCAGGCTCAAAATGGAGGGTTAGACTTGGTTGATTTTATAGAGAACATCTTTTTAGCCAGAACAGCCAAACAGACCGTTCGGGGTCTTAAGCGGGCAAAGAATAAGCAGGTTCGTCAAGTACAGGAGCAACAACAAGCTCAAATGGCTGCCGAGCAAAATTTTGAAGCACAACAAACTGAACAACAGATATATGGGGATGGTGTTTTGATACAACTAAAAGAGATAAATGCCAATTTTCGTGAGGCTATGAAACTGGCGGCAACAAACCCACAAATTGCACAATCTATTGTGCAGATGCAACCAACAATGGAGCAGGTTTTATCCACTATGCAGCCGCCTCAGCCGGAGCAGGCTCCAAATGAACCACCACCGACTAACCAATAAATGTAAAAAATACAATGGAAATTGAACAACAAGTCGCTACGCAAGCAGAGGTAAAAGATTTTTCATCGCACCTATCGGATGCAGGGTTAAATTCTGCACCCGCCGTTCCACCGATTACCCCAACGGCCATTGAAGCTCCAATAGCTCCGGCAGTAGAGCTGCCCGCAACCCCGGCAGTAGAACCGACTGCCCCTGCAACTCCGGCAGCCGAAACTATTGCCACTGAGCCAGCGGTTCCTGCTACCGAGCAGCCAAATAATGAGCTCGACTTATCGTTGTCTGCCAGTGCAGTTGAATCAACACCTACTACAACAGCAGCAGCGGTTGACTATGGTAAAAAGTATGAGGAATTAACAAAAAATCCGCAAGCAAAGTTCGTACTGGACTGGATCGAAAGCGGAAAAGATATAGCGGAATTGCCAAATGCGTTTAAAACTATTGACTACTCCAAACATGACGTTGACACCCTGACGCAAAATTTAGGGCAACTATACGGTTGGACGCAAGAGCAGATAGACGCACAGAGGGAGCACAACAGTTCTCTTAGCCCGCTACAAGCGCAGATGCTGAAAGATCAGATGGTGGAAGCCCTGAACAGAGACCAAAACGGTAGGCTTGAACAATCTACGAAGGAGCTCCAAAAGGAAAGAGACCGTCAGACTCAGATAATGCAACAGGCACAGACCGACGTCGAACAAGAGGCAACAGGGATGATCGGTAAAAGAGTGCACGGGATTGAGTTAACTAAAAAGGATGCGGAGGACTTTAAGAAATTCGTGTATGAATTTAACATCCATGACGCAAACGGTAATGTCGATGTAAAAAAACTGCGTAACTGGTTCCTGGGAGAGCATAAGCTCCCACTGATCCAATCGGAAACCAAGAAAACGGCAGTTGCGGAGGCAACCAGTAAAGTCCTTGATGAAGTAACTCGCCCGTCGGTAAATGGAACTGCGGCAACTAAGGTGCCATTACCACAACCAAAACCTGCGCCTCACGAACAAGCCTCGAAGGCTTTAGAAGCCTTCATGAAAGGGCAAAACTAACTAACTAAAAAATGTCATTACAGAATCAAAATCCCCAATACAGTCCGCTTATTTCGACGATAGTCAATAACCGGAACTGGGCATCAGGTATGGCGGCTCTTGGTCGTGGATACTATAAGCCACTTGCGCTGATTGATGCTCTCAACCCAAGTGGTGTTTACTTTACTATCGAATCACCCGACGGATCGGCGCGGTTTGCTTATCAGGCACGTCAAGAGCCAGTAGCAACCGTTGCTTCAGTAGCACAATCAGGAGCAAACCTTATCCTGACATTTACCGATCCTAACTATTCCGGATTTCGCCCTAAGTTTATCATGCGTGACAACGTGGGCAACACAGGATATATCGCATCGGTAGCCCCCGGCACAGTAACATTGATGCCAGCTACCTACCCAACTGCGCTTGTGGCCGCTTCTCACTTCCTTGTAGGGTCAAGCGTTTCCGCTTTGCCGAACGCTGCCGGAAATCAAAACTCATCAGGCGTTGACAACGTGTACCTCACCAACAGCTACCGCACCAACTGGTCAGCCATTCGCCGTGAGTCGCACACCGTGTCAAGTCGTGACAAGTTTGTATCTTACAAATTTGACGAAACCTACTACTCTTGGTTGACTGGAGAGATGGAGATGCTGAATCGTTTTGCTAAAGGTAAAATGTACGACATTATCTATTCTGAGCCCGGACAATTCCAAGGGCTTGAAGGAACAACCAATCGTTTTGAGGGAACAAAGGCTGCTATCAGAAATCAGGGAGGTCGTTGGATTCCAATGACTACTGCGTTCACGCAAACAGAGTTCGAGTCTGATCTTGATTGGATCGCATCCAATGACCCTGCGCAATTCCAAAACTACTTGTTCTATGGCGGTCGTGCCGCTTGGTCGAGAGTATGTTCGTTCTACCAAACCAACATCACCTTCACTCAATCAGAGCGTGTGATTAATGGTAACAAGGTGAACTTCGATATCATGGAAACCACAATCAAAGGCGTTACCATCAAATACATTGTTGGCGGCATCTTTGACGACAGAATCCTGTTCCCAACCATTTCTACCGTTACGGGCGGCTATCAGGAGAGTATGACATACTTCCTGTTGAACCTTAACCCGCTGCCGGATGTAAATGGAGGCCCCGCAATTCCAGTAATCCGTAAGTTCGGATTCAACCATAGCCAAGTAACCGGAGGCGCTGAAACGCTCTACCGTTACATTCCCGGCATGGTCGGCCCGGGTATTGGCTCATCTACCGGAGGAGGAATGATGAATGGCTACCAAATGACCGCATCACCAGTAATGGGTGCGTCCTTCCAGATTGCTGAAGATCACGGTTTTGACATTCAGGGTGACGCTTGCGTGTGCCGTTTCTTAACTGCTTAATTCAATTAACAACAATTTAAAAAAACAGAAAAACAATGCCATCATTATATCCCAATCAATGGTACACTTCGCTTGAGACTGTTCAAGCACTTGCTGCCGACCTTTCTGTTGCGAACGGGCTGATTAAGTCAGGCAACCCACTGACTGATGTCTGCTACTTCGATTCCATCACAAAGGCTTCGATCACTGCGCCCGTAACAGAGGTGCTTCAGGTAACTACCGTTACCCCAACCGCTGTAGCCAGCACGACTTACGGTATCACTATTAGCCAGTATGACTATGCTACCGGCAGTGCTATTGTAAGACAGTACTACTACACTACTGCCGCTTCAGGAGATACCGCAACGACTATCTGCAACTCTTTCAGAACGCAGATCAACAACGATGCGGTCATTAAGGTTGCTGCAACCGGTGCTGCTACGCTGATCCTTACTGCCGAAACAGGGTACCCGCAATTTACTGTCATCTTCACGAATGGTAACGCATCTTTGGCGCAAGCCACAGGTACAGCCGGGGTGGTTGCTGTAGGTACTACTGCTGCCTTGGCTCGTCAGGGAATTACTCTCCCAAGCGCTTCTTACACACAAATTCACATTGAGTACAACCAAAAAGTAGCCACCAATCTGAAAGATCAGATTACGCTTGCCTCTGTTTGGGACTTGTATATCTCTCAGGGGGCGACCAACCGTGCCGCTCTTGTGACTGCGTGGACGGAAGAGCTGGGCAACCTTGTTCTTGGTGGGGCTGCTGCTTCTATCGAGAACTTTGCCAAAGTGTAAGGTCATATACTTATCAAAAAAGCCCTCAATCATTTGGTTGGGGGCTTTTTGTTTGCTATCTTTGCTTTCGTATAAGTTCATCTAAACCGTAAAACAAAATGAAAGAAAAAGTAAGAATCTCAAGTCTTATCACCAATACAATATTGTATGGTAAGACGCTAATTGATGGTCAGTGGCAAGTCCTAACCGAAGACTTCCAGCAATTAAGCCTCCATGATTTTGAGACCAACAAGGATCATATCGGCAAGAAAATGTGGACATTCAACTTCAGTGAGGCTGCTAAGTCATTTGACTACGAGTACGACACTAAAGACAAGCCGCTTCTTCCAAAGCCAGAGAAAGGATCAACGCCCGAGAAGGAATATCATGATCGAGTGGCTGAGGTAAACGCCTACAATTTAAGGACAGAGGAGTACAATCTGCTTAATCGAAGAAAACGCCTGGCGACAACCAACTTTTTTGCCCGCCACGGGTCAATTCAACATAAAACGAATTTTGACAATGGGCACCACACCACATCTCACCCTATTGCAGAAATTGAGATCATCACACAGGTAGCTCGAATGAATTATTTGAGTGACCTTAAGGTGGCAAAAGCATTTGTGAAGTTTTCGTCCATGCCGTGGAGGGAGCAGTACGATGCTTCCATTTATTACGCCCCTGACACTTTTGGTAAAAGACGGTCAGAGGTTTTGTACCGGGTTATTGGACTAAAAGGACGGGGCACCAAAGAGGCGTTTATGGGAGGGGTGTTATGGCAGGGCAACAACCTTCATGATTTTCTTAATAATTACGAGAACAACCCAACGGTGGTGATGAAAGTTTACATTTCTAAAGCCATCGAAGGGAAGTTGCTACAGCGAACAAAAGACGGCATTTACATGAATCAATCGACTTATGTGGGTCGCACCATTGATGAGGCTGTAGTTTACTTCAGCTCCGATCTTCAGAACTACACTAATTTCATCCAACCGCAAGTTGATAAGTTGTTTGGGTTACCGGAGGATGATTTAACTGAAGACGTGATCGTTCCTGAAGTATCTGACTTTCGCAAGAAAGAAATTCAGGCGGCAAAATCCGAGGATTGGAAAGAGGAGCGAAGGCGACAAATTAATCAAGCCGAGCAGCTGGGTATCAAAGACCCGAATAATTATAAGCAAGCCGATTTACAAAAACTCATTGATGCCGCCCTTGCAAAACAAAGCGCTATTGAGCGACATGAAGCCACCCCAACAGCCCAATTATCGCAAATGATTGACGACTTGGAGACATTGAATTTGGATAAACTCAAAACCCTTGCAGCATCAGAGGGATTACCCGGGTGGCAGCTCTATAAAGACGTCGATAAGCTCCGTGAGAAATTAAGAGCACACAGAGAGTCTTTGGATGTTATTAGTGGTTGAGCCTAAATTTAATTTGGAAATTACCTAAAGGCGCATTATATTTGCCTCTGGTCGTTTATTACATGGTGTTTTATCACCCCGGGATTGGTCGTCTCGGGGTTTTTTTATTACAAAAGTTGGAGGCAATTAAAAGTTTTGTATATTTGAGCCGTTCATTGATCTTTAATGGATATTTGTTGGACGAGGGTTCGATACCCTCCGCCTCCACTTAAAGCTCGTAGTTGTGCTTAAATTTCAGGTGATTCAGGAGTGTAAAAAGCGTGTACTGGATTTAAATGGCGAATCATGACCGCAGCCTGAAAGTTATATGGGGGCGACTGGATTCGACAACAAAGGTAAGTTATAGGGAGAACGCAAGCCCATAAAAGGCAACAAAAACTCAGGCAAAGTCATCCCTATGTGGGGTCGCAATGCCAACGTTCAGGCAGCAGCTTGATCGTAAAAAAAAGAAAGACTCACTTTAATCGGTGGGTCTTTTTTTTTATTTCATTTTCTCCTTGTAATTCATTTTTCTATTACTTTTGTAGTATGCCATTCTACGGTACAGATGTCAATAACCGTCTCGACCTCATCATCGACAGGGCATACTCACCTTATTTCTCAGCAGCAAAAAGGAACGAAATACTGCGCATAGCAGTACTTAATTCTATTGACAACAGGGTGCAGTCAAACGATAACATTACGGTGCAGGATCAATTGTTCGGCATCTACAAGACCAATCAGGTTTTTGTACCCACCAACAATACGGTCAGTATCGCAGCAACCACCGGAGACATTGCCGATTACCTTCATTTGATGAATTTAAGGGCGAAGTTTGTGGTTCCGTATATTTCCAATTACTTGCTTGCTGCCTCTAACGCCAGCCCTATTGTAGTGGAGTTCAATAGAGCGATTAACGCTCAAAACGGCTCACTACTTCTTTTCTCCGGAGCGTCCGGCAATACGAACGTCAATGGGCAGCGATATGTCAAAAAGATTACCCCGTACCGTTTTGCATTGTACTCAGATGCTAATTTAGCCACACCGGTTGCAGGGAATGGAGTCTACTCAGGTACCGCCACCGCATCACTGGTGAGGTACGATATGAATTATGCTAAGAATTTAAAGTCTAACCGCAAGTTTTCAGTATTGAACGCACCTACTCCTGAAGACCCGTTTTACGAAATTGGGTCTGGGAGTATTTGCGTGTATCCATTATCACCTCCGTGCTCAGAGGTAACGGTGGATTACATTAGCACACCGGTATTTATTGATGTAAACGATAGTGTTACCGATTTATTCGGAATATATAGCGAAGATTTCATTAATTTCATCTTGCAGATGGCAGCCAAACTGATCGGGGAGATTACCCGCGACATGGGGTTGATGCAGTCTGCTATATCCGAGATGCAGCAACCATGACCTTTCCTGAATTATATGAACGCATTGGATCACTCGCAAGTGGCGGATATCTTACAGAAGATTCCCGTTACGACAAAGGTTATATTTTCAGTCTGGTTAACGCTGCTCGTGCTATCATTGCTACTGAGCGGTTCAAGGCAGACATGGCTATTCCTCCGATCTATTATCAAGAGTATGAGCCGGAGTTTATAAGGCAGGCTCAGGAAACGGATTTATGTTGCTCGGTATTTTATGATTGCCCTGAAATTATCGGTATCAATAACCTATCATCAGGGCTTGGTTACGTGGGAACCATTGACGGCGTTCCTAAGACATTTGCGGAAGTAGCATCTGAGGCTGAGCTATCCATGATTTTACGTGGAAGGGTCACTAAGGTGATGTTGACGCCTTATGTATTGAGAAGCGCCGGCGTTATTCGGGTATTTTACAAAAGTACCATCCATCAGTTTAAAATGACCGGGATTTTTGCTGACCCTCGCCAGATACCTACTTATGACATTCAGTTGAGTCAGTACCCTATGGATGAGGGCGATTTCTCAAAAATGGACACCTATCTTATGCAGGGGTCTATGAACGCAACAGTAAAGACGATTGCAGACAGAATTGCAAACAGCAAAGATAATACGCAGCCATGACAACCGATATATCAGCCATTATAGATAGAGCCAGACGGAGGTTGGGTATTGAGCAAACTACCATGCACGAGGCCACGCTAAGGCAATATGCAGACGAAGGGGTAAATCATTTGCAACTTCTTGACAATTATGTTGTTTCATGTGAAATAATTGACATCGAGTGCGGAAAAGGGGACTTATCTAAATATTGTGACACAGTACTGGCAATCAGTCCAATCTCAAACAATAATGGAACTTGCTGCTTATGCTCAGGAGCGGAGCAGTTACAATCTCTTACAGGCTTAAATACCCGAACCTGCTCCTGCCTACCGTTTTACGTATCCGATAGTTCGGTATTGATGCAGATGTCATCCTGCGGAACCGGATGCGCCAGTTCGGTAAACATTTATTATACGCAAGGGAGCAAAATTATTTTAAATCCAAACGCTTCCGGCCAACTAAAAGTTTACTTTAGGAGCCTAAATGTGGATTCAGATGGCATCATGATAATCGATGAGGACTGGGTACGTGGAGTTTCTGCTTATGTCGCTTATCAATTTGCATCCTCTGGGTCAAATTTCAACAAATACAACTACCGTCAAATAAAAGGGTGGGAAGCGGAATGGGTGGCTCAAAAATCATATTGGCAGGGCGTTAGTCAAAAAAAATACACCTACAATAATAAGGCACGATTTGCGGCCATCGCCAACGCTATTGTAACGAACCCAATACTCACTCTCGCACCTAACCCCTGATGGCAAAGCAAAACTCACCTATAGTTGCAGTAAGGTGGAATGCCGGCAAGGGAGGGTTGATATCAGATATCGACCCTAAAGACATGCCCAATGGCGGACTTTTTACCACTATACCGGAAAGCGGGGGCTTAAACGTTCGATCTATCGGGGCAGGTACAGGCATTAGTCCGGACTACGAGCAAATATTAGGTAACTCGCTGATTGCCACACTTGACCCTATTGCTGCTCAAACCAAACAGTTTCGCATCAGCATCGACACCAGTACCAAGACGGTAAATAGCGTCATTTCTTTCGACCTGCAAACACCTGACGGGACAACCGGATCGGCAACTACCATCACCTTATTGGCCGGAGACAATTTAGCTACGTGCCTTACTAAAATAAAAACCGCCATTGACCTTGCTGCGGCGTTTCTTCCTGTCAGCACCACTACCACCACCGGCACCACTACCGGGTACGTTACATTTGAGTACGGATCACCCGCATACATCGATTTCCGTCTCTTTGACTTTACCGTTACAGGCGACCTGACTGCATCGTACAGCATTGTAAGAGAAGCAATTGATGAAGGTATGGTGGGTGAGTGGAACCTAATTGGTAGCAGTGCCGATACAGGCGATTGCTTCATGGCGTTCACCACTAAAAAAGGTGATACACAAATCGTTGCAGTGAACGATTGCTTTGATGACGGGTCAGGAGGCATACAAGTAGAAACTACCGTAGATCATAACTTGGTCAGCAATGAAGTAGTGACCATATCGGGTGTCGAAGGAACGATAGAGGCGAATGGCATTTGGTCAGTTACTGTTATTGACGCCACTAACTTTACCCTTCAGCAGTCGGCGTTTGTAAATGCTTATACGACAGGCGGTACCGTATTCTCAAAAGTTACGGGTTACGGTCAAATAGGGGTCGTGTATCGAACCAATCCTACTCAGATCAGATACGACAGGCTTTTGGCATCCCGTGAATTTAACTTCTCGACATACTATCAAATTGATGCGAGGAGCAGCAAGAAAAATGACGGCAAAAAGGGATTTTACTTTACCGACAACAACAATCCTTACCGGGTATTCTACTATAAAGGAGCGTACACACCTGACGGCTCGATTACTTCAGGTCAATACATATATGGCGCTATTGACGCTGCCTTACAACTCAACCCTTTTAGCGAGGGCATAAAGATTGACTTTGTAACACAATTGCAGTCAGGTGGTGCGGTCAGATCAGGAAATAAAAGGTATGCAGTCCGTTTTTTAACCGAGTCTTTTGCTCCCACTTCATGGACGGATTTGACTAACCCTGTTCCGGTGTATTCCTATAACAATCAGTCAGGGCCGTTCGTGGAAGGTGATGAAGAAAACATTGTCACTCCAAAAATAAACGTACTGAAAGTCACCAACCCTGTACCGGGCGTGTTCACTTACTGCGAAGTAGCGGCGGTGGAATATGTGGGTATCGCTATTCAAGGAAGCATCATAGGTAGATACACACTGAACGGGGAATCAGTTCAATACATCAATCACACAGGCAACGAAATTGATGCAACCGACCTTGATGTAGGGCAACTGGTAGAAGTGCAAAACATCATCGAGAAGGGTCGAAATATAGAGATGTTGGATAGTAGGCTCATTTTAAGCAACCTAACGCCTGCTACATTCCCCGACTTTACGCCATTTGCCAAGACTTTTCGTTACTCTCTTGAGGTGGAGGATTTGGATACGGTAGGTATTCGCACCACCAATCCCAGTGCAGATATGCAGATTGGTGAGTATCAAAATGTTAACAATTTCTACGCTAAGTTATCCCATCTGAGGTACGAGACCTATCGCTATTTCATACGGCTTCGTATGAGAAAGACCGGTTTAATTACTCCTGCCTTCTATTTGGGTTACGATATTAAGATTGATTTGCCGGTACCCGCTACACCTCCGTACCCGGCTCAACGTGATCCCGGCACATTCACATCTTTCGACCTCACCGATACTTACGGCGGTGCACCACCACAACCGCTACCTCCTTTCGCTACCAAAACGAAGTCGATATACATTGATTTCCATGACTTTGACCTCGACTTCGAGATTGATGGAGTGCCTGTAAGAGAACTGGCCGACACCATCTACTTTGAGCGAGCGAGAGTTATACCTACCGTTCTTTACAACGCTATGGCTGTCATGGGCGTGGGTGGAGCCGTTGGACCTGGAGGTGGAGTGGCAGCCGGGTATTATCTCAGCTATGACTTTGCATCTACCGCCTGTATTGGTCCGTTCCCATTCATATCAGGTACCAACTGGTTTACGGCAGGTATATTACCTGCTATTGGTGGCGACAATCCGGATTACCCAAGTTACCCGGGCGGATTTGTTAGGCGCTCTCAATTCCATATTGCGCCCGACTTATTCTTAAACGGAACGAGTGTAACATTCCAATCCGGCGATCAGATCATTAATTTTGGCAATCCAAAGGCGCAGGCGGTTGGTAACTACAACATGCTCAAAACTTTCCAAGAGTTTTACGAGGAGTACAATGGGGCTACCGGTCACGCAGATAATACCACTATCGAAATACTGGAAGTGGAGGCAGGGCAAAATATGGCTCACGGTACTCCGCTGAGTAATGTAGGTGGGCAAAACTATAGCACCAATTTAGGTTGGGGCGCAGGAATAATTGCAATCTTCACCCCTACTAAGCGTTATCCATTCTGGGACACCTTTGCTGTACTCACCACCGCAGACGCTACCGACGTCAATCAGGACACCAATACCGACTACGGCTTTTACGATATCTTATATTACCGGCCATTAACCGATCAGTACGGTGATCCAGAGGATAATGTATGCGAGTGGACGGGTGTTTCATTTGATATTGGAACCAAGTCGGGAGTTATTGCATCTGGTAATGTCAAGGTATTTGGCGATGTGTGCACTCAGAAATGTTACATCAAGCACCGATACCCTAACAGCAGTTCAACCGGATTTGGTGGCGGCGTTGGATTTTATACTCAGAACAGGGTGAACGGGCAAATGTTCCGCAAACCTACACCCACATCTCCAGACATTTTCCCTGAGCAGAACCCGGGTGACTGGTTGACTGCTTCTGAGCCGATTGACCCGAGACTTAACTACAATCAAGGTTATACGTACCAAAATAACGTTACATCCAGCCGCCCATTTGACAGTAACGCCACTTATCAAACCGACTGGGGTAATGCGATTGCATGGTCAAACCCTCAAGGTCCGGGCAGCAACACCGACTCACTGCGTATTTTCCTTCCCAATAACATCAAATTCCTTGATTTCTCTGACGGCTCGATCAACGCAGCCTTTAATATTAACAACGAGTTAGTTACCATACAGGATCGCAACACCCTCAGGCAATATTTCAATTCCACATCTATCCTCACAACGGTAGAAGGTAGCGAAGCAGTGCTTGGGGATGGTGCTGTATTGAACAGAAAAGGAACAACACTCACCAAATTTGGTACGCAGCATAAATGGTCTGCATTTACCGGTAAGTCAGAACGAGGTTTTGATGTACTGTATTTTATTGACTGGCAAAATAAGGCAGTATGCAGGTTAGGTTACAACGGTAACGATACCTTAGAGGAGATTAATGGCATGAAGTCCTTCTTTTCCAATAACTTAACATACGCTTGGGCAAAAGATAAACCCGCAAATGGACAAGGTATTGCAGGGTTCTTCAATCAAAGATACAGGGAGGCAGGCTGGACGATCCGATCTTACAGAGAGGATATAGCGGAGTGGGCAGGTGACTCTGTGTACGTAACAGGCGATCCGACTATGTACGGCATGAGCTCAGGATTTGAGAACGTCCCCTCATTTTACATTGCATTGACTGATAACACTGGCGCTCAGCCTGACATCAGCCCTGATGACTGGGTGCAAGTTTCCTTTACTGACAGTAATTTCTATAATCTATACACGCTGATATTCAGTGAGTTTAAGAATCAGTTCCAGTCTTTTCACACACCTAAACCTTTAATATATGCTACTTTTGAGAACGGGTATATTACTCCCCGCCCAATAAGCAATACCAGTGAATTGTATCTGGCTAACACCGGCTCGAGGTGCGTATGGTATGACGACGACAGTACGGTACTGACTGCTGATGCCCATATTGATGCGGTCATTAATAATCCTCAAGGCAGAAAGAATTTCTACAATCTTTCCATCGAGTCCGATCAGGCAATTACCGAAATTACCTGTACCACACCATCGTCCGTAAGCTATACACCTAACAGTGATGCTGAGCAAAGGGAAGGTAACGAATGGGTAACTCCAATACGGGCCGATGCAAACGACAGTTACATGTGGGGTGATTTTGCAATATTCCGCTTCCGGATGGCATACTCGCTATACAATAAAATTAACAGTTTTGCTTGCAGGCTCAGAGCCTTTGTGGGCAGACAAACCGACTCATAATAGATGCCCGAGCAACCGGCTAATTCTTATCAACTGAGAAGTTGGAGGCTTTACAAACTACCTCCTGAGACGCCTATTGCAGCAAGGGAAGCAAAACTACTTATTGACGACATCATCGCTACCATTGATGGTTACAAAACCTCAGTAGGGGGCATTCTCGTTCCCGATACAAAGGGTCAGATTATTACGCATGACGGCACCACCGTTACTTTGCAGAATGTAGGCGCTAACGGAAGGATACCGGTGGCGGACTCGACTGCAACTAACGGATGGGACTGGAAAGACCCTTCGGTGCTTGGTTTTATGACTGCGCTACTGGTTCGTGAAAACGATACCAATGTAGGCAGCAGAACCGCTATCAACTTTATTGATGGCGGCGGCATTACATGGACAATCGTAGATGATGCGCCTAATGGGGAGGTAGAAATATCCGCTACCGTTTCCATTACGGGAGCCAATCTCACCAAAACAGATGATACTAATGTAACGCTCACTTTGGGCGGCACACCAACAGGCGCACTTCTTAATGCAGTGAGTTTGACATTAGGGTGGACTGGTCAATTGGCAGTAGGTCGTGGAGGTACAGGACTATCGGCAATAGGTTCTTCATTGCAATTTTTACGGGTAAATTCGGCAGGCACGGCGCTTGAGTACGCTACATTATCCCGGATGTTTTGCCAATGTTTTTATGGAGATACTGCAACCAACCTTCAGTTAACCAATCAGGCAAACGCAGAGAACTTTTTGGCTGCCGTCTCAAGAGATATTACAGTGCTTGACCTGACTACTTATACGCAGTGCAGGTTAGTGACAAGGGTGCAAACTGGCTCCGCTTCTGCAAATAACCCACGACTAAGACTTCGGTATCATACCGCATTCTCCACCACCGTAACGGACTATGTTGACATAGGGACAAGCGAGGTAGCGACATCGTTAGCATCCACAGGTCTTGCGGACTCGGGATGGATCAGTTTAGCGACCGGCGCAAAAGCGGATGTTTACGTAACGGTAACACAATTAGGAGGGGATGGCGCTGCTGACCCTGTTATTGGATTTATTAATGCTTATTTCAGATAAATTATTATAACTTTGTAAAAACTAAACCAATGGCATTTGAAGTGGTAAAAGTAATTTATGGCTTAACTCAAATGAGCAAGGCTAAAAAGGCACTCAATCGACTTGCTAATTGGAAGCCTGAGTTTCGTAGCGGTGAATCTATCTTGCAGGAAGCAACCGCCAAAACACCTTACGGGTATACAGCGCAAGAAGATGCCGCTTTTAAAAATAATCTTGCACGACTTAATACGCAACGCTACCGATTGGCTTCACAGACAAATCCCAACATGGCGTCCAATATTAATGCCGGAATACAATACGGCAGCATTGGTGCGCTGAACGAGTTTGCTAAAAATGATGCGATTTTAAAGCAGCAAAAAATTGGGCAACTGGCATCAAGTATCCGCTCTCAGGATAACATGAACGTTCAGAATAAGATCAATCAAAAATCTCAAATGGAGCAGGCATACGGGGAAGCCTATAAGGCAGGGCTCTCTAATGTAGTGGGCGCACTTGATAGTAAGGTAAATGAATTTAAGTCGGTTGTCGGGTTTATAATCCCGGGAGCGGGCGGAGCAACTACAGCTACACCATCCACCACTACACAAATGCTTGGAGACATGGTAGGAGGTAAAACGCTTAGCGGTATCAATCAAAACACTTCCGCAGGAATGTCTATTGGAGCATCCGGGGCAGGCGAGGTCGGTGGTACGCCTTACAATACAAACTGGAAGCCATTTTCATCGATCAACCCGCCTGCATCACCACCACCCGCAAACCCATATCCAATGTCAGGTTGGATTGCTAACCCTAACCAATATAACCCTTATCAATAATGGCAGACTCGGTAGGTAAAGGGATAGCACTTGGGGAGCGGTTTAAATATGACACCACCTCAGGAACGGCAGCGTTTAACAATGCGCTTAACAAGCGATACAACGAGAAAGCTGCTGCCGAAAAAAATGTCGTGGATGCGCTTGATTTTAAAATTGACTATAAGGAGTGGTTGCCCGTGTATGGGAAAGCTGCTGCCGAAAAACAGGCAGAGCTATACAATAAGTACCTCACTTACAAAAGCGAAAATAAAGCTACTGCACTGAATCGCATTCAAACCGATTTGTATAATGCTAAGCAGGAATTGGGGAGATTAAAAGGAGATAATGACAGAGCAAAAACCTATGTCACTCAAAAAGAAGGATTATTTCGCAATGCAGCTTTAGTCAATGACCTGACCAGCACAGAAACAAACCTTTCTGACATCTCAAAATATAACGATGGATATTTTACTAATGTAGGAGCAAATGGGGAATTTGCTTTTCGTCCAGTTCAAGAGATGCAACCCGCCACATTGGTGAAGTATGACGATGGCGATTATGATAAGGTACGTGGCAAAACTAAGCAATCCGCAGTTCCCGGTAAAATGGATGTAGAGTACGTTGAAGTACTGAAGCCGGAGGCGGTGAAAAGAAATGCAGAAGCATTGGCTTTAAATCCTCAATTCAGAGACAATGTATTAATTGCCAATCCTAATTTACTTAAATTATCTCCTCAAGAACAGGTAAAGGCAACATACGACGCAGCATTTGAGATCGCTACGAAAATGCAGCGCCCTAATCGAAGCGAATGGAAAATGGCTGATCTACCAAACGCCTCTGGAAGTGGTAGTGATAAGGATAAGCGTGAGAAGCCGCAAATTAATGGAGAGTTTACCGAATCGTTATTACTAACTAAAGATGACGGCACACGAGAGAGAAGAGATGTTAAATATCCTTGGTCTGTTGATGTGCCTAATGCAAAGGAAACATCTGTTCCGCTTGACTCACGGGTGATTGACTATGAAACCAATTCATTTTTGAAAGGCGATGATGTAGGCAAGGTGGTGACATTTAAGCCGAAGAAAATATACCCACAACTGATTAAGTCTACAGGCAATACAGAGCTGTATGTAATCGGAACCGCTCAAGTTGATGTAGAGGACAGAAGGAAAGGAAGAATAGTTAAAGAATTTAGTTATAAAGTTCCTTACGATAAGGTAGACGGATCGATAAAAGCATCTAAATACGATCTATCAGAGGTTGAGGAGAGATTCAAAGAAACAAAGCTCGTTCCCGAGTCTGGAGGTAAAGCCGTTAAACAAATAAAATCATCTGATATTTCAGCACGAGCAAAAGCAGCAGGCTATACGGATAAGGAGTACAGAAAATTATTAACTGAAAAGGGAGTAAAAATAATTGACTAATGGAAGAAGTAGACGAATTTGGAATACCTATTAAAAAGCAAACATCTGCTCCTGCAAAAGAGGAAGTAGATGAGTTTGGTATTCCTATTAAAAAAAAAGTACCTACTATCCCCGCCTCGTCAAATGGCTCAAGTCTAACCCAACCTACAAGTGGCTCAGGCGTTTCCCAATCCCCCGCATATAGCGTAAAGGTTGATGAAGGCCCGATGCGTAAGGGTCAACCTTCCACCGTGAAAGTTGGTGGAAAAGAATTTGAAGTAGCACCAACTCCTGAATTAACTTCTACGGAGGTAAAATCTACTGCCAATAAACTTTTTAAAACTGCATCACCAATTACGCAGACTCCAAAGATTCCACCAAGCCCTGCAATGGAAGGGGTGGTAAAACAAACCGATGAAGTTGCTATCTCGAACTTATCCCCCAAAGCAGCAAGTGGCAATGAAGATGTTTTAACGGAATACATTTCTACGCTCAATGAAGCCGAACAAAACAGACTACGTGGGAGCAAACTAAATGATGAGCAGTCATTTGAAATTTTAACAAAAGCGTACGCACCAAGACTTGAACAAGCAGTTATTGATTTATCTATACTGAGAGATCGTGGTGTAGAAAATGATTTAAAAGCTATTGATGAAAGTCAAAAGCAAATGCAATCGCTCACGCAGTCAATTAGTGCAGATAAAACAGCACTTGTAGATTTGCAAGCTACATTTTTAAAGCAAAAAGGTTATGATAAGATTTCTGCGGAGTATAAAAATATTAATAAGCAATTACAGGTAAGTCAAAAACAGATCGCTCCTATTTTACAGGAGCAGCAGCAAATTGAGGCTGCATTAAAGCAATTTGAGCCACTTATACAGAATGGTAGCTTTGTTGGAAGCGAGCAGGAATACGCAGCCTATCAGGAGGCTTACAATGCTTACGAGCAAATAAGTAATAATCCAAAACTTGCCGCTTATAACAACCTTGTTCAAAAACAAAACGATATTGCATCGAATATAAATAGCATGGTAACTCCTGAGTATAAAGCGCAGGAGGAAAAGCTATTAAATAAAATTAATTCATCTGTTGCTTCGGCAAATACACTGGTTCAAAATTCTCAAGGATTATTAACGCCAGAGAAAGCACAAAATATCGAACTGTATAAAAAGACCATTGATGAGTATAATGCTATAACCAATAAATTACAAACGGCAAAATCAAAGATGCCTGATGTAATTGAGAAGGAGGCTTATATCAATGCTATGAATGCTGCGGTAAAAGAAAATCCTTATTTAAAAGCGTTCGATTTATCAGCAAAAGCTATTGGCGGATTCACCGAGGCGGTTGGTAGTATGTTAAGTGCTGTTCCAAAGTTTGCAGGCGGACTATCTAATGAATATACTTTTTCTGATAAAGTAGCGGAGTCTATTACAAACTTTTTTGCTCCGGCAATAACTAATACGCAAACTACAACGGCAGGTAGACCATCGGCTGCATATCAACCTTTTTACGATAGCGAAACAGATCATATTAATTGGTCGTCACTTCCTGATGAAATAGCTAATCAGGCAGGTGCATTCGCAGTGCTTGCGGGTAGTGGAGTTCTTGGCGGTATGGCAAAGTTTTCAGAGGTGTCGTCAGTTGTTGTACCGGGCGCATTAATATCATACAACGATGCCTATCAAACAGGGCGTGAGATTTATGGGGACGATGCATACAGTGCCACCGCTTACGCAACAGCAAGTTCACTTATTACAGGTATTACCGAATTGATTATGCCTGATCGTGATATATTAACTGGCGGCTCTGTTGATAAAATGGCAAGAAATTATGTTGCCAATTATGTTAAAAAGGGAAAACGATTTGCAATAGAACGCTCTCTTGTTGATCTTACCGAAATGATGGGTAAGGAGGTAACGGAGGAGTTTGCAGATAGGTGGAAGGATGTTTTACTAAAAGGTGTTGTCAATATAACAGGAGGTGACATCGAAAATGATATACCTACCTTAAATGAGCAGTTATCTATCGTAGCATCAACGGCAGCCCTAACAGGTGGAGTTGGTGCATTTAGTCAGCGTGGTAAAAATTCTAAGGCAAGACAATTAGCGGTATATCAATCGGCAAAAAGCTATCCCGAAACCTTAACCATGCTTAATACAATGGAAGCGGAGGGGTATGATGCAGATCGAATTGATACCATAAAATCAGAGGTTACTAATATGTTTGTAACGCTGAAAGAAGTCCCCGCAGATTTATCAGCACCAAAAAGAATTGCAATAGCAGAGAAATTAAATACGATCAAAAGGATTGAAGATGCGATGGCAAGTGGCATTTCGCCATTTATTGCAGACAAGATGAATGATAGTATTAAGAAAATATCTGATGATATTCAGAATATAATTCTCGATTCCAAGTACGATGAAGCATTTGGCAAAGAAGTGAACGAGGAGATTGTAAAATCTGAGAGCGCACCCGCCCAAGTGGAGATGCCTGTTATTGAAATTACACCAACCACCGAGGAAATAATAGTGGAGGGGGAAGGTCAGGTCGGGGGTGAGGCAAAAGAAAATACTATCACTGACTTGAACGCAAAAGGAAAAGAATTGTTTTTTGAAAAACCCATTAGAAAGGAATATCAAGATGGGGTTGAAGGAGATAATAAGTACGCTCAAGACAATATTGCCCACAACAAAAAAGTCGATGATTTAATATTGTCAATTAATCAGAACGGGACTCTTGCAGATAGTAACGGAATAGAGTATGACGTAGAAGTCACTTCGCAAGGTGTAAGAGTTAGCCCAAAATCGCAGAATGATATTAAGATTTACTCAAAAGGCAAGCGAGTTAGCGGAGAGACCCCATTCACTTATGGTTTTAAATTTACCCCTACCCAAGAAAAAGTTGCAACGGAGACTGCTGTCGAACCACCCGCCCAGTCCGACGCGGTCAAAGAGGACACCACCACAACACCAACACCTACTACCGATGAAAAAAGGAACGAAGAAGGGCGGCAAAAAAAATTGCTGACTAAGGAAGCGGAGGTGGCTACTAACATTCCCGAAGCACCTCCGCTCACTAAAGTATTCGTAGCTACATCAGGTAATACCATCGAAGAAAATGAGATGGGTAATTTGGTAGTAAAAGGTAAACGTGGAGGTATTCTCACAGGTAAGGAGCGTGGCAAGGCGATCCGTGAGTACCGAAAAGAAAAGATGACAGGCGGTAAGCGTGTCACATCTGCCGACTTAGAGCGTGATAACATTACAGAGCCCGAAGCAGTGCGCTACATTGCAGAGAATAGCACTTCTCCTGAGCAGTTATTGGAGATGATGGCGGTTGTAGAGCCAAAGGATGCTAAATTGAGTGGCAAAGACTCATTTATTGCCGACAACATGGACGCCATTAGTGCTGAGTCGTGGGCAAAGTTTGGCGACACCAACAGAATTACTCCTGACATTAAAAAGAATTTTATCGGAAAGAATGGTACGGGGATAGATCAAATTGCTCAGGCAGCCTCTTACGCCATGAACCCAGAGGGTGACGGAACAGAGATTACGCCAAAGGACGTTATTGATTTTGTTGAGGCTAATCAGAAAGGAATTAAAGAGGCACTTAAAGCCGGTAATGAAGATATGAAAGTTCTGTACGATGCTTTCGTATCACTTACGGGTCGTGCGCCTACACGGAGTATGATTGCTGATGTGAAAAAAGAAGGTGCTGACAAAAAGATAGAGGAAGATTTTGGTATGGAGCCAGAGCCTCAGGTCTTTTCAGTCAGTGATTCTCCTCAGATGAAAAAGAGGCGTTTCACTAAGCAGGTGATGGCCGATAAAGCCACTAAAGGAACCACCAAAGCCAAAATCACTGAAGATGCTATCTATTACTTGGAGCAGAAGAACGAAATGTCAGTTGGTGAGGCTAATAAAATATTGCAGGATGTAGGGATGGATGATGCTATTGCTATACTAAAAGATGTTGGCAATGGAATTAATGGCGGTGTGCGATCTGTTCTTGGTCAGGTAATTATCAAAGAATTAGAGGCAACAGGTAGGGTTGACATTGCTATTGACACTCTTAATTGGCTTACTGAAAAAGCAACTGACTCAGGACAATTCATACAGGCGTTTGCACTATGGGGTTATTTAACTCCGGCAGGGCAAATCAGATCAGCAAAAAGATTAATTGATGAGCAGCGAAAAGATCAGTTTAAGAAAGATAATGAGAAAATTAAGAAAGCGAAACGCATCATTAGAACTGTACAAAAAGAAGCTATTGATGAAACGCTTGCAAATGTAGGAGTTGAAAAGAAAGCGGGTATTCGTGTAAATGCAAACACCAAAAGGTCAAGTCCGAGTTACGGGTCGAAGAATAAACTGATTACAAAAGAGAAGTATGAGAAGTGGAAAGCGAGTCGAAAAGGGAAGTTATTCTCCAATCCACTCGATCCTGAATTACTCCCTGCTGCCCTTTACCACCTTGAAGCCTCTGGTCGTAAATTTGCCGACTTCGCTGCCAACTTACTTGATGAATTTGGTTCTGCGGTACGTCCTTACATTAAGGATATGTATGCTGCTGCCAAAGAAGAATTGGGCGGTACGGGTTATGATACGGTTGAGGATATGGATCGTGTTATTGCTGAAAGTCAAAATGAAGTATGGGCAGAAAGAGCGAAAAAAATTACTGCAAAATTTGATCGTGCTTTAAAGACTAAGAGTGAGAAGTTATTTAATGAAGCAGTAAGTGAATTGCAATCCCTACCTAACAAAGAGGAGTTATGGGAAAAGTATAAAAACTTTGCTGCGTCAAGACTTAAAAACCTACCTGCTGCACTTTTTGAAAAAGAGGCAAGAGAAAAACCTGCGCTGCAAAACTTCACTGATGAACTTGTAAGAGTGTTCCGTGAGAAAATGCAGGAGGCTATGCCGGAAAGCGAAAGTAAATCTACGCCTAAAAAGACTCGCAGTAGTACGGAGATAATTGGCGATGCTTTTAAAAATAAAGAGAAGTACGCAGAGGTTTGGGAAGAAGCTCAAAAACAAATGCGGGAAAAGTTTACCGAGGATGAGTTGATTGAAATTGATAATTACTTCGGTGCAATACTCGATACTCCGTTCAGTCAAAAGCAAATCGAACGGGTTGTAAAAGACGGACTCAAGTCTATTGATAAAAAAGTAGCTGACATTGCTCGTGCGCACTTTACGCAGTATGATGCAACCAAGCAAACACTGATTGATAAATTAGTCAATGAGGCTGATCTTGATTTTATGCAGGCAAAAGAACTTGGTGATGCAATTAGTAAAGAGTTTGACAGGATCATGGCTTCCAAAAAGTCAGAGATACTGGAGCGAATGTTTCAGGAGAAGGTTACGACCAAGAAAGGAAAAGTTAAGCACAACCTTGAAACAGAACTTGAGAAGCTACTGAACTTAGGCGCATTTAGCGACGAAGCTATTATGAATATGTGGGCAGATGCTAATGGCTACCCAAAACTTACTGAGGAGAATTACAAAGAACTCGAGCGTCTTGCTGCTATTGTTGTTGCTACTCCTGATGGGATGAAGAAATTCAAAGCAATACAGGACTTACTTAAATACCAAGCCACTATAAAAGGTGTGAATTGGAAAGAAGTTGGTATGGCGGTTTGGTACGCAAATATTCTCTCAGGTTACAATACGCAGCTTGTTAATGCGGTGTCTACTGCTATTAATGTTATGAGTAATTTGATGGTAACTTCTGTTCGTACAAAACTCGGCAAAGGCGATAGGCGCATGGCGGTTAAAGGGCTTTATGATGGGTTTGCATCAGGGCTTCTTGTAGCAAAAGATGTATTGCAAACTGGGTATAGCCCAATATTTACAGGTAAGGTCGAGATGCCTTCCGCTCTTGAGATAAAACGTTTTATGGGCGGCAAATATAATCCTGCAAACTACTTGAAATTTGTTCGTAGAGTTATGGTTGCTACCGATGTAATATTTTTTGAGGCAGCCAAAGAGATGCGTGCTTACCAACTGGCAGCAAAAATGGCTCGTGATGAAGGTAAAGTTGATCCTGATTTAGATACTAAAAACAGAGCACTTGCTATTTTAAATAAAACCGATTTCGATCAGAAAAAGATTATACAGGAAGAGACCATCGAGTATGAGCACGAACTTGATCGTATTAACGAAATGGATGTGCCTGCTGCTATGAAAGAGAAGTTGCGTAAGCAAGCACTAAAGGGCAGGTCAAGGCGTATTTTTGAAATTACGCAGCAAAACCGTGATTTGAGTATCATAGAGCAGTCTGCTGATTTTGCAGCAAGGTCAACTTATAATTATCCTCCAGAGGGTGCTCTTGGTGCACTTGTGAAGGGAATTAATAATTGGCTCAATAAACTGCCGTTCCTTCGTTTCTTTATACCGTTCACCAACATCATTGCCAACGTTGCGAATGAGCAAATAAACTATACGCCACTTGGGGCGGTGCGTGCATATAAAGGAGGTAGTATAACAGGCAACCGGGCAACCGAGATGTCAGATATGGATAAAGCTGATATGTACACTAAGGCTGCTATTGGCACAACGTTAATGACGCTCACTTATATCTTAGCAAAAGGTTTTGGAGATGATGATGAGCCGATTTTAGAGATTACCGCGAATGGAACGGGTGACTATGGTAAAAATTACAACTTAATTAAAGAGGGTTGGCAGCAATACTCCTTTAGATTTAAAAAGCCTGATGGAACATATACTGATTGGATTTCCTACCAGTATTCTCCACTTCAGGTCGGCTTATCAATGATCGGCAATTTAATGGACTTTGAAAAATACAGAGGCGAAAAAGCAGATGACGAAACAGCACTTAAAAAATTGTCATTAGCATTTTCCGCATCAACAAGAACTTTTTTAGATGCAACATTCCTATCAAGTTTAAATGACTTACTCCTTATTGCTACCAATCCTTTTTCAGAGGATGCGGTGAGTAACTTTACTAAAAGTTTGCAGAACTCAGCTAAAAGTTTTGTGATACCTAACTTATATACGCAAGGTTTTAAGCAAGTTCAGGCATCATTTGATATACCCAATAAAGAGGTTAAGGAAACGAATTTAGGCTGGCTACTCCGTGATATTCCAATTGCAAGGGAAATGTACAACGATCAACTTGACATATTTGGCAACCCTGTAATCCCTGATACGGATAAATTCTTTAGCGGGAAAGATGAAGACGCTCCGGTTTATTATGAGGTAGCGGCAGGCCCGTTATTTAACATTAAAAAGCCAAGCATCAGAACCGTTAAAGTGGAAGACCCGAGTACAGGGGAAATGACTTTCTTAACACCTGACGAATATTACCTGTTTAGTAAGTACAGGGGTGAGTATTTGAGGGATGAAATAATGAAAACAGTAAAGGCTAAAAAATGGGATGATTTCGATAAAGCGTATGGTACGGCACTGCAAAGAGATGCTACTTATTATGCGAAAGATAAAATTTACGACTTGCGAGAAACCTATAAATAATTTTAATACATTTGCTACATGGCATTTCAACAATCATTTAAGATGAATCGTGCCTCGGATGGGCTGAGTATCATCATTACCGACATTACCGGAGCCTATGATGCCACAACGAACCCAACCGGATACGGCGGCCCGAACCCGGCAGTAGGTGATTTTACTGCGCTTTCGTTATCGGTTTACCTGCCTGACCCCGTTACATTGCAACCCCAAACTACTCCGGTAGTCATTACGGCAATATACCCTACACTTCCTTCTGAAACTAACGGCACCTATACCATTACTTCTACCGCACTGGCAGGAAGCGAGTCTGTGTTAATTGACGGGCTGTATCAGGGCGTAGTCAATGGAACCTATGACATCGGGGCTGGCGATGTGGCTATTACGCCCATCACCATTTACAAGCTATTTTATTACATAGCCGAGTGTTGCTGGCAACAAAACAGGCTCGAAACATCGACCTGCGGTGATAAAGACAAGAACTATAAGCTCAATTTAGGAGGCGGACTGCTACTGCAATTGCAGCCCTACATTAATTCTGAGGCTGTCGTTACGGATAGCTATATCGAGCAGTGCGGTGCATGGAACACCGGCGTCAATTTTGTCTTATATCTACAAGAAATTTGCAACGAATTTAACTGCGGAGGGGGCTGCGAGACATGTCACTAATGGATCAAACTCGTCTTGGAGAAATTGGGTGTTGTGTAACATCTAAACTTGGCGGCGATTTGATTAATGTGTGGAAAGGGAAATCCGTTACGTCCTGCGCCACCTCAATGGCATATAAACTGTCTGTACTGAGGAGTTACGTAGAGAATGGGACGGTATTGACCCCGGGCTTTGTGTCTTCCGCAACCCTTGACATGAGTGGATTTACCTCTTTTGGGAATCTACTTGGTAATGTGGTTATTAACGGTGTGGTAGTTGGTATTTTACCTGACGATGCTTATGCCGATCTGGATGCTGTAATTGATGGGTTTGTAACTGTAATTAATTCTAATCCAATAGGTTACTTTGCTGTAAACAACGGAGATGGGACAATTACTGTTAATGCGCCCAACGCAGGGTCTCAGGCAAACGGTTTTGAGATCACCATTCAAATCAACCCCACTTTTGTCAGGGTGTCGCAAATTGACTACGACAACAGAGAGTGGAGGCAACCTATCCATGTAAATGACTCAACGAGCGCACTTTATGGTCATACCATTGTAGCGTCACGTGCAAGTGGAGGTGTCAACCCATTTTACTTAGAAGATATTTATAACCATGCCATCAATCAAACGGTGGGCGTGGATTTTTCAACCGGAGCAACCGGGCTCACTCATCGACCCACCGATGACGCTGTATTTACCGGTGCATTTCAGGGGGCGGGAACGATAGAGCAATTTGACAATACACTCACTCCACTACAGTCGATAGCTTTATCAGGCGTCAACGGTATTGTGTGGGCAGTATATAACTCCTTTAACAGTTGTTTGTACTTTGCTACCTCCTCCAATAATAAAGTTATTAAGGTAGACCCTACTGGCGTACAAACCGCCATCACTTCCATTACAGGGGTGAGCCGATTAGCGGTAGATACTTCTACCGGTACAGTATGGGCGGCCGGAACGAACAGTTTGTGGCGAATCAATCCAACTACCAACGTGGCTACTGCCATCCCGACCGTTGGTGAGGTGCCGGTATATTTAAGTTATTGTCCTGCCGGCAGTGGCAGTATGTTTGTGGCATTCTCAACACCGGGAATTGTTAGGCGGTATAACCTTGATGGAACGGTACTTACAAGTACGTTTTATTCTTTAGCCTCGATTGGCTCTGTGATTTACTCTACTGTTTACAACGTGGTATTTGCCGGAACTTCGGCTATTACGCACGTAATTAAGATGGATGGTACGCTTAAAAATACCATTGCGGACGGATCAGAGAATTATGTAGAAGATATTGATAGGGGTGAAATTATAGGTTTCAGAGATTCAGGTCTTGGGAATATTGGCTATGTCAATTTCTTTGGACTTGGTACAGACGGAACGGATGTGTTTGATGGAGCACTTGAGGATGGTGTTGATCCCGTATATCAAACACAAGACGATCAGTGTGTTACACAGACGCAGGTAAGTGGCGCCTATCAGGAGCTCAGCAACGAGTGTCTGACTTGTGGATCAAATACTTATACGCAAGGAGGCTATATACCACCGGTAACTGGAACCGATGTAATTTATTATGGAATCAGTACCAATTCTGCCCTAAACGCTTCAGGCATTGCCGCTTTGACCACTATAACCAAGAGTGGCATTGCAGGAACTTACACCTATCCGCTTGGGGGTGCTACAAATTACATCTACTTTGCATACCCAACTATCTTAGGTATACCAACGAGAATGTATGACCCGGCAACGAATTTTGACATTGCCATGAGTACGTCTTATCAAGTGATTATTAATTATATAACCTACACGGTATATCGTTCCTACTACCAACTTGGAGGAGGATTTGATATGACTGTAACAATATAAAGACATGGCACAACCAGGCACAGTCCCAGTATCTGCACCGATAGACACCTACGCCTCCGGTAATACCTATCCGACTCATAAAGCGAATCGTGGGCTTGGCGGGTACATGACTACTGCTAATTTGACGACTCTTGCTGCAATTTCAGCAGATCGCAGGGAGCACGGTATGTGCGTGTATGTCATTTCAGAAGGTAAAGAATATCGCTTAGAAGCAGACTTAACTACTTGGGTAGTTGCTGATCCTGCGGGGATTGATCCTAATGATCTGATGCTAAAGTCAGTTTATGATCCGAATGATGATGGCTCGGTAGTGAACTCTGACGCCGTGCAAGGCTTTACCGCAGCGCAACTTCGGGATCGGTCGACACATACGGGCGTTCAGGCTATTTCAACGGTAACGGGGTTGCAGGCTGCTTTAGATTTGAAGGAAAATCTTGCAAATAAAGGCATTGCGAATGGATATGTACCACTGAATGGTGCAATTAAAATTGATAACGCTTTCCTTGATTTCACCATTCCGCTTGATCCAGTTATTGCATGGAATCCGGTAACCAATACGCCGACTATATCAGACGCAGGTGGGTCGGCAGGAGAAATATACATTGTATATGACTCAGCTAACCCAACTGCAAGGGATTTGGGCTCAGGCAGTATAAACTGGAACGATGGAGATGCTGCGGTTTTTGACTCAGGAACAAGTACATTTAAGAAAATTGCACAGGTAGGTGTTGGTGTTTCTCAGATCACTACTGCATCAGGCGTTCAGACTGGCGCAGTTACTCTAAATAGCACCTCCTATCTAAATGACTCCACCGGCAAGCGCTTTGTAACGGATAACGTACAGGCAGGTCTCAACGCTTCGCCTAATGCAGTTACCGCAGCCAATCCTGTAGCGACACAAGCTGATCTCGCCTCAATCATCGTGGTGGGTAACGGAGTATTTTTGCCTGAGTTATACTCTAATGGAGAAACGCTTGGTGACGGAACACTTCGCACATTAACCTCTTTAGGTTATAATAATGGAACGGCAGCAGCAGCATGGCCGAAAGTAAATTCTGCCTACACGATCAATGTCAATACTATGAGCATTGATTGGATTGCTTGGCAGGAGGCAATGCTCAATATGAGAGATTTAGGCTTCTCTAAAATTACTACACCGGGCGGACGTGGGTATTGTCCGAATCAGTCCATCGTCCCTCCGTTCGATCAACTTGCTATCTCCCTGTACCGAAGGAGTAAGAAATTTATTTTTGACCTTGCTGGAAGCGCCTTTGCAAACCGCACAGGTGCGCCACTCAGAATATTTGATAAGTACCCGGCTAATCAGGCCGAGGCAAACGGATTACAACTTGACTATTCCTATACTTTTGAGAACGCTACTTTTTATGGCAACAATAGTGCACTTGAGACCGACTGCGCTATTCGTCTTGGTGGAACTTCAGGCTCCCGGTTCAAAAATTTGAACTTTGAGCAGTGTGGTATTGGTGCCGATCTTCAGTTTTGCTTGCAGGTAAAAATGGAGGATTGTGAAAGCACAGATCATGGCAAGTATGGAGTTGCGTTGAGGGATGGTTTATGGAATGGAGCGGGAGCAAATATTGCCCAGTCTAATAATAATATGATACTCGGCTTCCGATCTTATGCCGGAACGGGTAAAGCCGCTGAGGCTGCTATTTATCTGAATGGAAACCGAAACACTTATATCAATAATGCAGGGTTTGAAGGCGACTCCGGTTCTGTGCATCAGATATTCTATGATTACAATGGCGCCACGACAGTTAAGAACTTACTAATTCTTGAGAATATTGACTTTGAGAATGCAGGTGCATCACGGGCAGGAGTTCGTGTGCGCTCTAATTCAGGTCAGATGTTGTGGAGGGCGTTTAATAATCAGGTATCCTCGGCATCTATGCCAGTGTTACTTGAGGCAGAGGAAGCAGGACAACCCGATACCAACCCAATCAATATACTTCTTGAGTGGGCAGCCTTCAACCTGAACACTGGATGGAAGCTGCGTAGTGTAGGCTCTCCTGCGTGGACAATAGCAAATGTAGAGATGGCAAATAACGGCACTATACTCGATGCTACAAACTGGGCAACCGATAACGGAGGCTCCATACCTGCTGCCGGAAAAGTGAGATACACTTCTAAACTTTAACCAATGGGCTGCAACTGTACTGCTAATTTAAGGGCTGATATCATCAAGAGATTTTTTGCAAACGACGCAAGGCGCCATGAGTTTGCATTGGAATTGATACGGATTGTAGAGTGTCAGCAAACAGTCATGTCGCTCGATTTGCAAGAGTGGTTTCGCATCTATTTTGGCTTCTCAGATATTTTGTTTGAGGAGTTTTTAGCTTGTGTAATGAAGCGCCAAACTACTATGTCTGCTGAATTGCAAAAAGTAATCCGGTCACGATATTTCCCGACATCTCAGCAAATGGCACTTGACTTTATAAGGGTGGTGCTTTGTGCGTGCTGCCCGGGGCTTTGCGGAACAGATTTATTTATCATCAATACAAGCAACAATTATACGGTTGATGGGTGGTATTTAGACCAGAACGCATCTAATATAGTTTACATGGAATCTGGTGAGATTACCGAAACAGTTCCTTGTGAAAGTGGCATTGCCGAGTACGGGCACTCCGATGGGAGGTCGTATGAGTATCCGCATTATTTTAACGGAGGTGTTTGGACTTACTTAATTAAGGTGACGCAAGAACTTGTTTCAGGAACAGAATATAACTTAACTGTTGAGCTTGACACTACCTATAATTGGGGCGTTGCTTCGGGGGTATTACAGTATTCTGTTGATAATGGGGCTACATATATTGACATTCGCACGTTTGAGTATTCGCCATCGTCTTTACCTCCTTATCCATTTACATTTGATGAAGGAACTAATGACTTCATTTTAAGGACTATCGTGACGCTTGAAAATGGCTGTCAGTTCTTTAATCCTTCTCAATCTCAGGATCAGCCGTTCGCCTGTTACAACTATGTCGAGTTCGAGGACACTACCGGTAATGCGTTCTTAAATTGGACGATCAACGGAGTGGCTATGGATAACTTTAACGACATGGTGACTTTTTTCAGGGCTCTTGGGGATAATAATGATGGTGGCGTGGGGTATGATTTCACTACTGGAAATAAATTATTTTGTTGGTATGTAGGCAATACCACACCACCGGCACTAACGGTACTGGATTTCTTTGGAGACCCCGTTGCTTATACATGGGTTTCCCTTGGTTGCGGGGCTCCTGTATTGTCGAGCTACGAGACTACATTTACTGTGAGTGACGCTTCTGACTGCGCCATATACACGCTTACATTTTTATCTGGCGCATACTTGATATTAACGCAAACTACATCTGGAACTTACTTTACAAGTCCGGGTTACGATGTGGCTATTACTGCTGCTTATGACGATTTGTTAGGTCAAAATATTACCGTAGATTTGACGGTGGTTGGGAATGACGTAACTATAAGAGTGAATAACTGCTACATACCTATTGAATCTATGCAATGGGGTAATTCTGATTTGTCGCAGAGTGGAACCGGAACATTTAGCCCTGTATAACATGAAAAAGATTTTAATAGCCATTTTTGCCATACCATTTATGCTCCTGTATAGCATTTTTCTATTTGCTTGCGGGGTTAGTGCGTCTACTCAAAACAAAACCGATCAATACGACATCTATCTATGAAAAAAACCATCACCATCTTTATTCTGCTCTTTGTTGCATACTTCGCAGCACAGAGTCAATCTGTCAGGGACGAATATTTTAAAATCGTTGGAAAGCCGACTATTGTTGCGCCCACATTAGGCTCTTACTCGGTTGACTTTACCAACAAACAAGTTTGGCGATCCACCTCTAAAACTACCGCACAATGGACGCTTGAAACAGATACCAATATTATTAAAATGTACCTCGGTGGACGGGATGGAAAAGATGGCGCAGTTGGGCCACAAGGTCCTGCCGGTCGGGACGGAGTTTGTCCAAGTTGCCCTCCAACGAGCGGTGGTGGTATGTCATTCCCTTATAATATAGTCGTTGGCACTGGTGATGATGCAGCTACCATGAATGCTGCTATCGCTGCTAACGTGAGTAACAACAAACCAATTTACTTAGTTGGCAATATAAATACAGGCATTTTAACAGTTCCTAAAAATGCTTTTCGGCTCACCATAATTGGTTACGGGTCAAAATGGTACGGTGGATTAAAGCGCACTACACCCGCAAATAATGGAGAGGCAAACGAATACATTGTCGCTCGCTTCATCATTGAAGGAATCGAATTTGTGGGAAGTCAAAATCAGGTCGCTTTGGATTTAGGGGCATCTTACATGAGCGCATACCGTGATTTAAAGTTTGACGGATTTTTGGAAGCGATACATCTGAGATTTGCTCTGAGAACATTAATTGAAAACTGCGAGGCGGTTAATTGCGTCAACGGATTTATTGCAGACATGGGAAATTGGACGGGTGCGGATAATGCAAACAGTCAATCCAATCACACCACATTTACTGATTGCCGTGCTTATATGCCATCCAATGGTCAAGTGGCATACGGAATTTATGCAGCTTCCGGTTGCGTGGTTCGGGATTGTATCATTGAAGGATTTGTCGTATCAAAGGGAATTGATTTTAACGGTAGAAACTCCAATGTGGTTAAAGATTTTACCATTGAAAACGTGCATTTTGAATGTGTGAATGGTGCGACAACCGCATTTATCAACATAGAATCATTTGCCGGTGGTACAGTAACTATTAATAAGGCATTTGGGCAACACGCTTCGATGTTTCTAAAAGCAAATAGCACATCAGGACTTGGATTTGTTGACATTTCCAACGTTCCGTGGTGGGTTGCAAAAGGCGGTAAATATTTCAATACTTCAAATATTACTTTAAACTTTAAATACAACGAAGCATTCAGAGGAATAAACGCCTCTATGTGGGAAGGTACAGCCCCACAATTATGCGGTGGAAGTGGATGCGGTTACAACCGTTACACCTACACCGATATACCCCGTTAATTATCATACACTAACCCCTCAACACCCCCTGTTAGATGGCGTGGCGTATGTCAAAAGAAGCAACTGAGAAAGGAGGCGAATGGCTCTACCGTGCTGTCATGGCTGCGTTCGTCGTTTCTATGTGGACAAAAATCGACTCTATCGCTGTGATCGAGTCAAGGGTATCTACTCTTGAGCGAAGAACAGATAAGATTGAGGACGCTTTATTTGCTCCTGCCTTTGATCGTAAAAAACGCATGGAGTCGCATCTTCGTGAGACGGACTCTGTGTATAATGTTTACGTGGAGAATCTTAACGACTCTCAGCATCAACTTATTTTGATAGACAGCCTGCTTACTGCATCTAACTAACCATTAAAACTATAAAAACTATGAAAACAATTATTGCAATTATTAAGGCTGCGCTCACAAAGTTCAGCATGATTAACATGACGCAATTTATCGGTATTGCTACCCTGATTGTGTCTTCGTGGCAAGGGGCAAATCTGATTAGCGCATCGGCTGTGCTGCTCATTACTTCTGCACTGACGCTCATTCTGAAATTATGGCAAAGCACCAAAGAGCTCGTATCAACCGGCTATCAAATGGACTGGGCGGTATGGCTATCAGGTATTGGTGGCTTGGTGATAGGCTTCGTTGATAGCTTCATTACTGACGGCAGCATTATGTCGTGGCTATTTGGGGATAAAGCGAATATTGCTTTAATGATTTATATGGCCATTACGATCATACTCCGAACCGGCTTCTCTAACCAGTCCGTCAATTCAGTAAGTGCCCGTAAAGCACGATGAAGGGTTGGATTCCTCTGACCATAACAGGAGTGGTAGCAATATTGTTCCTGTTATGGTACTTTGATCCAAAGGGTAGGTTTACCGAGAAGGTGGACTCAAGAGATACTACTGTCATCAATCTGCCTCCGGTATCCATATCCATTCCACCCTCTTCGGCTCCATCCATCATCTATCAACCCATTCCGGCAAACGTAGACTCTCTTGCTATTGTAAGGGATTACTTTGCCATGCGATCCTATGCCGATAGCAGCGAGAACGATACGGTGAAGATTATGGTGTATGAAAAGGTAGGGCAGAACAAAATTATTGACAGGAGGCTTGACTGGAAGTTAAAAATACCGATTACGACTGTAATAGAGCAGCACACAGCGTCAAGAAGGATGCTGCTGATTGGCGGGTCGGTTTACAGGGATAGTCTTACCACAGGGCTTTATTTTAACGCTGCGTACAAAAACAAAAGGGATTGGATGTTTATTGGAGGATACGATCCTTTTACAAAAACTGGCATGGGCGGAGTGCTGATGCCGATAAAATTAAGAACAGATTAAAACTGGGAGGGGTATGGCAACAGACAGAAAGAAAATTATCGCTGAGTTTGGCGATCCGAGGGCAGACGAAAAGGCCTTTGTAAAAAAATGGATGGTGGTTTTTAATATCGGTAATCATTTTCCGTCACTACCGTTCAAAAAAGTTTATGTCAATTCGGTGTTGATACCACCAATTATTGAGACATTCAAATTACTTTCCACAAGAGGTCTGCTTGGCGAGATCAAAAAATATGACGGCTGTTTTTTGGTTCGGTGCATCAGGGGTTATGAAAATCCGTGTGTCCCATCTATTCATTCATGGGGCTTGGCGATTGATTTTAACGCATCAGACAACCCGCTTGGATTAAGCCGTGAGCAATGTATCAAAAAGGGATTAAAGCCGTTCTCAGAGGCATTTTTTCAGGTATGGAGAGAAACAGGTTGGGTGGTAGGTTATGACTTTAGCCGTAAAGACGGGATGCACTTTCAATGGACTAAGAAGTGGGACACCGCTTAAAACCGAGAAGGTGTTTCTGAATGTGGTGAAGGGGTAATATCACGAACCTTTAACTGGTTGCAAATAAGCCTGTTGAAGATAAAGCTTCGTATATCTGATGTTATACACAACCTTAAAAAGACAGCGTTCCAATTGAAAGTTTTTGACTAATTCTATGGATTGCTTTGTCGTAATAAAATGTGTCTTTTTCAATTCCTGTAAGGTGCAAATTCATTTTATCCAATTTGTTTACCTTATCAACCGCCAACGCTATTGAACCACTACCAAAATGCGTATCAATGATTTTATCACCATTGTTAGCATAGTTTTTCAAAAGCCATTCATAAAGCTGTATTGGTTTTTCGTTGGGGTGTATGCGTTCTTGCTTTTCTTTCATATTTTGCTGAAGCATTCCGTGCCATTTCCATTTAAACTTTCTTACCGCTGTTTTAAATGAAGTCCAAGCAAGCTCACAATCGGCAAAATCATTGTTCCCGTTTTCTTTATCCCAAACTATCCAGCAACTACTATCAATAGGTAATTTTGAAATAAAATGATTTGCACCCCAAACAATTTGATTTTTAGAAATTCTGCGTAATTCATTCCAATATTCAGATTCAGGAGCTGTTAAATCATTTCCTGAATAAGCCTTATAATCTTTGCTTTTTGCCATTACGCTACGAGTGTGATTTTTTGAGCCATCTTCGCCAATTCCATACGGAACATCTACTATTGCTAAATCAAATTGTTTATCCTCAAAATCTCGCATTTTATCCAAGCAATCCGAAAGATATACGTCCAAAAAAGGCTGTGTATAACATCGGTTTGCCGTAATGGCGGTTGAAGTGCTACTATTGAGCTTTTGTGCTGTATTCATCTTTTCTACTTTTATTTAACTTTTGTACTAAATTGTCCGCCACTAACGGCAAGCCGTGAACCGTTAGGCGTAATGCCATTAGCGTATCCATTCAATAGTTGGTTTGCCGACATAATCCTTGTCCCAAACATACCAAGCATAAGCAATCATACCGCTATTCTTCATTTTTACCCCACCTTTGTATAAAGTAACTCGTTTGCTAAATTGGTAAACAGTTTTTAGAGGAAATTCCTTGTCCTGAAACATCTCATATCTGCTCTCACTTTCCAACCAAACAGTTTTTAAAAACATAGCAATCTTCTTTCTACCTTGCTTTTTTGCTTTCAATACAAAGTCAAGTGCTAATTTGTAAGGTGGGTTTGTAACTATGTTATCAGCAACTAAATCACTTTGCAAAAAATCAAGTTGTTCACCATATCCTCTATTTATCAAGTCGGTGCTAATAACTTCAAATCCTTTGTTTTTAAAAACTTCGCTTATATCTCCTTCGCCACAAGCACATTCCCAAATATTTCCGCTAAAAACTTCTCGTTTCAAAAGTTCTTCTACTGCATAAGGTGGTGTGGGGTAAAAATCCTCCGCTTCACGTTCTCCATTATTTCTGCTCGAACCAACTATTGATAGAGCTTTCGTGGAAGGCACTACGCCTAACACGGGTTTGGCAAAATTGCCGTTTTCGTTTTCAAATAAACTTTCTGTCATAATATCATCTTTTGTTTTTCAATTTAACTTTTGTGTTCGGCAACTTCGCCAAGCCCGATACCGTTAGCGGTAATGCCAACAGACACCCTAAAATGGCAATCCATCGGACGGACTTTTATTGTCATCATAATTTATTTTAGGCAACCTATCAGGGTTATCAAAAATATTTCCATCTACCTGCATATCACTACCGAAATAATCAATCATTGGAACTAAACTGCTATGGTTTTTGTAGTAAGAATTATCAATGCACCAACATCCAGTATCTTTATTGTAAACAACAGGATAATAACCAACAATTTTATTTCCTTCTTCGTCCGTTTCTTCATCTCTTAAAAAATCGCCTTCATAAATTAAGTTGCCAGCCCTATCTGAAACCATTGTGCAAATTGATATTCCAGTAGTATAGCTATCTACTAAAATATGGTCGCCAGTTCCAAGTTCTTCATTATCTCTTACTATGAAGTTTTGGTTTACGCCTCTATCGCAATTATTGTATAAGTCGCCAAAAACCCATAATCCGTTTGACTTTGCTCTGTAATGTGTATTTATCATTTGTTTAAATTTAATCATTTTAACAAGGCACATACCGCTAACATAGTGTTGCCAAAATGGGGGCAGAAGTGCATTTAATGAACATTTGTACTGTGTTCAGCAGTAGTGCTTTTAATGGGTTTTTGTGCTATAAATCCCCCACTTCGGCAACACTCGACCGTTATGAGAAATGCTCAGACTGAACTTCCTCAATCAAGTAAAACTTCTCCCACATACTTTTTGCCCACTCTTCGGCTTGGTGTCTATGTTGAAACACCGCTATAATTTTATTACTCCCAATATCCAAACGTTCTGCATCTGGAATGACTGCAAAAGCACTTCTCATAACAGCCGTTTGCTGCAATGGCGGGTTCTGTGGTAAATTTGATGTTTCTTGCATTTTATTAAATTTTGTGGTTAAACGAAAGTCAGTGCTTGTAATCCGCCACTGGCAGCAATGCTTTTACGTTATGAGAAATTTTAAAAACCTTTCCCCCGCACCGTTCTAATCATCATCTTGCGTTGACAAAGAAAATGTTTCACCATCTTCAATATTCATAATTTTGACACCGCAAGAACCGTATTCAGCAATCCACATTGGGGTATTTTCATCCATATAAAAATCACCGCCTTTGTATCCCGTAAAAGTTTGTCCTAAACATTCATTTTTTAGTTGTTCAACCAAACTTGCAACGGTTCTTGTTCCGCTTCCTTTTTCAAGTGCTAAATCTGAATAATATCCACGATATGAATGTGGTTCACATACGTTTTCAATTTCTTTGTCTTGTGGTAGTTTTTCAAGTTCTGAAATAAATCTACCAAGTGTCATTTGTGATAAAGAACGTTCTGCTCTCCATCCTTTGCTTAATTCATTAAATAATTCTTGCATAATATTTTGTTTTTTAAATGCCCACCCTAAAAGGTTTTTAAAACTATCCCATAACACGGGTTTGGCAAAATGCCGCAGGACAGTTAGTGCTAAATTTCAAGTTTCAAGTAGCGGCACTTCGCAAAGCCCGAAACCGTTATGTGAGATTGCTAAATTATCGTTTATAATAATGTTTTCTAACACCTAAACCTTCTGATTTTAAATGCTTAAAATTTAATCTTTCTTTTAAGTTATCAAATTGTCTTGAGGTAATGCTGTGTTTTTTAATATCATTTGAATTTCTTAATTCATAAATAGTTCTTTTATTATATTGTATCTGTACTAAAACATCATTATCTTCTAATAATTTTTCTAATTCTTTTATTGTCATCACATTTTGTTTTAAAAACCCACAACCTCACATAACAAGTGTTTGGCAAAAAAGCGGGTTCGGTTATTAATTTAATGTTTGTTTTATATTTGAATGTTTAGTAATTAATCGGAAATTCCGTTTTTTCTTTCCGCTTCTTCGCCAAGCACTCGGACGTTACCTGCTACCTTTCAGACGCTCAATTTCGGAAAGCAGACTATCAACGATTAACAGGCTTTTTTCAACCCACTCAACAGGCACATCGTCCTCTAAAAATTTCTTATGGGTTTCAGTATAGTGGTCGTGGCTAATTAAACCAAGTGAACAAACCAGCCCTTTGCTATCAGGTGCAGTTAATGCCCAATGCTTCAAACTAAATTCCCTGCCAGTTCTTGAATTGACATAGGGCAATTCATAGCATTTATGCCACTTCCAACTATCAGGTAATTGATTTCTGAGTTTCATAATTTCCTCTACCGATAAGGCAGCAGGTAACACGGGTTTGGCAAAATCGGGGCTTCCGGCTTCATTTGAAATTATTTCTTTCTCTTTCATTGGTGAGGTTATTATCTTGAATGATACGGCGACATATAAGGATATTTGTAAGTTATATAAGTATTAAAATCACAAGGCATGACACCAATAAACTGCGTAGGTTGAGAATCTTCATACTTACGCCTTTTATCAATAATTGATGCTATTTTTGAATTAACACCCATTAAATCGCCATCGTAAAATCGAACTAAAATATAGGGATTAGCAGCACACGCTTTCCTTAATTGACCTACTGTTAAAGTTTTCATCTCATTTATTTTAAACAACCCCAAAGCCAGAACGATGGGGGTGGGTTAGTTAGTAATTTATTACAATTTCAGTTTCGGTAACTTCTTTTATTTTAGGTCGGGCGTTCCTTGCTTCAATTACACAAGGAACTAAAACCATCTCTTCATACCAAACATCATCGTTTTTATTCATATTAAATCCCTTGTATCTATTGTCAGCACCAAACAAAGTAATATATTTTCCGTCATATTCTAAACGGTAATCACCTGCGTAATGCGGTAATATTGGTAGTCTTACTTCTTTCATAATTTTAGTATAAATAACAAACCCCCAAGCCAAAGACAAGAGGGCTTGTCGGGTTAGTCTTCGTTAAAAAAATCTTCTATATTAGGATTGTTATTCCAGTTTTCGATCTTACCGTTTTCATCAATTTTAACAACGATATAATCCCCGTAAGACTCTCGATATAAATCCAATATATTGGGAACATAACCGTCTTTTGTAAGAACGGTATTACCTTCTGAATCCAATAAGTGGTAAATCCCATCATCGCAAACTTTGTAATGAACATCAGCAGTGACACCTTTCTTCCAATTTGTAATAATTCCAGAATCAATATCAATATTTAATTTCCATCGATCCATTTCTTTGCATGGGATTAAATCGCCATGTAAATCATCGACTCCATTAATTGAGCCGTCTTCCCAGTAGCGTACACCTGCATCCACTAACAAGGTTTTAATTTCGACTTCCTTTTCGATTTTGATTTTTGCTTTCATAGTAAATGTATAAACAACGAACCCCTCTAAGCCGGGAAGACAGAGAGGGGTTCAGTATGTGAATTAGGCTGATCGCCTGAGATTCCAATTTGGTGCATCTTCCCGGATTGCAGGGGCAAATATACAAACAATTGTATAAGAAACAATACATTTGTAAAAAAAAATAACATGAAACTTAAAATCCTCGCAGCATCCTTTATTATCGGCTTGTCGGTTGTAACTTATAATGCAGTAAACTACGACCCCGTTCCATCCATTATAGAAGCACTCAGGGAAGGCAAGTCCGTAACGCTCGACTCTGGGGTGGTTTACAATTTTACGGGCTATAAGAACCTCCCAGTAACATCGGAATTTAACTTGAATGGGGCAACTATTAAAGCCGATTCGATGCTCCAAGCCGAATTTAATGACAACCAATACTTATTTTTATTGGATGGCGGCTACATTCATTCTGGAGCAATTATCGGCGCATCAGGCAAGGTGTACAATGCTAAGGCGGGGTATTTTGGGGCTATTCAGGTAATGACGGGTGGTAAAATAAGGTCGGTAAACTTTAAGAATTGCGACAAATGGGCTATTCGGGTCTTTGGTGATCGATGGTCACATAATGACACAACCTTTATTACATCATGCGTTTTCGATTCAATACCTCGTGACGGATCGGGATATGGTACATGGAATCAGCATGGTGTGGTTATAGTCGATTCCTGTAAATTCAATTTCCTGCGTCATGCTTTTGATTGTGGTAGTGAAGGTAACTTAACGGTAATTCAAAACTGCGAGTTTCGTAATTGCTTTTACATTCCAATTCATCAGCATCGGTATGTAGGTGATTCGGTCGGGGTTGGATTGACGGTGCGTAATTGTAAGTTTTACGATACCTACATGCCCCTTGATATTGGATTGCCGTTTAAAGGCATGAACAGAATTGATAGCAACTATTTTGCCGGCAACTATATTGGTCGCATGGGTCGTGATACGATACCCATTGGCACAAACTATATGAACGGTAAAGGCATGATATCTGCTCCTGAAATTATTGGAAGAAATAGCTATAAGGTGGGCGAGAAAATGTCACTAAAGATTGACAAGACTGGTTTTTGGAATAACGGTGTAACGAACAGGCAGACGACAACTACATTCAATTATCCAATGGTAAAAGTCTATAGCGTTCACACGGGTGGCATTGCTGACACCATGACCGTTATTTGCTCTGATACGGGAATCTATACGTCCATGCGGGTTTTAGCAACCTGCGATATTGAATTTTGGAGTGGCGATAAAGCGGTTGGAGTGGTGAAAAAAGGAAAGGCGTATGACTATAAATTTTACTACTTCAAGGCGGATGTCAAGATCAAAATTAAAGGCAATCTTATAGGTGTAGATCGGGCGACATTCAACGTGGCAGACGGTTATAGGGCGTTACGGGTTCGTACGAATGTCGGGGTGCTGCATCTTGATAATCTATGCTACAACGGATGGTATGACACCTATGAGTTTGGACTTAAGACGAAGGTCAAGCAAGTGGGTGAGTGGGTGGAGGTCGGGAAATAATATCACGAACCTTTAACTGGTTGCAAATAAGCCTGTTGAAGATAAAGCTTCGTATATCTGATGTTAGCCGCAAGCCTAAGCGACATCGTAACTAATAGTTAGGTTTGACATTGCCTCAATTGTAAAAAGCAACTGACCTGCCACATCATAACCATTGTAAACTGTTATCGTAAGGTCGTTATGATACCCTTTGCCGATAGTCTTTTCTTCTTCTTTAATTTCGTGTATCTTATCGCCAAATGCAGCATATTGGTACTTGTCGTTTACGGCAAAGTAAGTTGAGCCTTCGCCAGTTCCTTTTTCAATTGATTTTATTCGTTTCATTTTTATTTGTGTTGTGAGAAAGGCCAGCGGCTAACAGCGGTTTTGCGTCAGGCGGCAGACAGTTGGTGCAAACTTGAAACATCCTATAAGCCGCCCGAACGCAAAGCCGCAAAACGTTATCGGCTATTTAGAAAATCCCAAAGTTCACCAGCATTTGACATTGGAATATTTTTACCATTATCTGTAACTTTTAAACGATAGTTTTCTTGTCCAAAATCTAATTCCCAACAGAAATACTCAATCCAACTTTGACCCATTGGACAAAGTGCAGTATCATTCATTGCGACTTGCAAAACTTCTAATAAAGCATTTTGCAAGTAATGATTTTTAGGTAATAGATTAGCTGTAAAACTTTCGGGAAACGCTTTGCCTAAATTTTCAGAAACAGAAATATCATATTTAATTTGTTCCTGTATTGCTTCAATTGATTTTATAAAAAGTTGTTTATCCATTTTTATCTTCTTTTAAGTGGTTATATTGACCAGTAGCGTATTGGTGCAAGTTAGTTTCGTTGTATAGGCTACAAATACTTGACAATGCTTCTAACTCATCATTATTATTTTCAATCCATTCATCAATACTTTCTTCCTCATCAAAAGCATCTTTAACAGCAGCCTTTACACCTTTTCTGACAAAGTTTTTTATTGCTCTTAAATCCGATTTTGTTAATGTTACATTTACATATTCTAATTCCATATTTTGACATTTTAATTTTAAAGTTTACGACTTAAAAACAGCCGATAACAAGGGTTTGAACGCAAGTGGGGCAGATGTGATACTATCAACATCAGTGGTTCATTCATCATTTGTACTACTATCAACATTAGTGCTACAAATCCCCACCTGCGTCAAGCCCAAAAACGTTAAGTGCAATAAAATTTTTAATAATTATTTTTCCCACCGCACAGTTAAAAGTTAGGAGTGTTAATTTTAAATGGAATATCTACTCCTAATTCCATCAGTCTCGACCTTGCGTCCCTTATTGTTATCTCCGCATCCGTAATTTGATTTTTAAGGTTTTCGATTTCTTCTTCGGTTTGTATTTCGTCGGTTTCCATGTCTCCGCATCTTCTACATATCACAGTATCGGGAAACCACTTAACTGATTCAGTACCTTCATACAGCTCAAATATTTCACCGCATTTCTGGCACGGTGTAGGCATTTCAAATTCTTTTTTCATCTTCTCAATTTTTAGCTATTAGGTTATGGTTTAAACCCATCCTGTCTTTCGCCTGTAACCTGAAAGTATTTACTTGGCTCAGACTTCAGCCACAAACAAAGCTTTACGAAGGTTTCCATGTCAAAGGATTTTCGGTTTTCTATTCTTGAAATGGTCGAGGCTGAAACTCCTGCAATTTTAGCAGCTTCACGGATTGTTGTTTCAAGTTCAATTACCCTTTGAGTTATCAGGTCTTTTCGGAATAGGTCGTAGTTAAATTTCAGGTCTTTCATAGGTTATGGTTTGGGTTGTAGGGAATCTAACAATTTTTGAACCTTATCAATCCAATCTTTACACATTTTAACAGCCCATCCCGGTAAATGCGTTCCTCTTTGAATTTTTAAGTGCTGTTCATGCTGATAAATTAATCCTTTTACAAACACACCTGATTGCTCTAAATATGATGCACTCGATCTAAAATTATCTACTTTTAAAACAGTGATAAATTCCTCAATTTCAAGTACTGCTTTTTTATAGTTATCAAGCACTTCAAATTCCGTTGTACGCTTAATTAATTTTACGGATTCCTCCAAAGCAGATAGTAATGGATTTTCCTGCGAATACAGTTCTAATGGCACATATTCAGGCTCATCTATTTTTGCGTTCTCCTCCCCGACCATTTTCTTTAAAATCGCAATGCCTTCGGATAGGGGGAGGATGCGGGTGAATAGAGTTAAAGCTAATTTCTCATCACTCAACCACCAATATCTATTGTAAATGTCGAAGCCCCAAAAACAGTCAGTAATGATGTCGTGATGTCCACTTGCTTTTTTAAACAGAGGAATAAAAGCTACTAATTCATCTGTTGTACCGCTGCGCATGTCGCAGCAGAATGGTTGTGTTTTCATGATTTATAAATTATAAATGTGAATAGGATTAATATTGCAACTATACCCATCATCATCAAATTAACTGCGAGGTATCTACTGTATGAACCAAATTTCTGACCAAGCCACTTCCCAAAAGAGAATAGCGGACATGATAATATTAAAATGATATATAAAATAAGCAGTAAAGCAAACTCAGCTATCAATAATGGTTGTGTCATAACTTCATTTTTTTATCGTGTGCATAACACCATCCATCCAACAGTTTCGTCACGCCAAACTCCTGTAAATCCGTATGCCTTTCTACCTTTTGGAACTTTAATTTTCTTGCTCATACCCTCCCTTTCCTCCTCCCTTTATTTATCATTCTCACAATACGGCACTCGCTCAACCCTGTGAGTTCTGATATTTTCCATACGTCCTCCATTCGGATTCTTCCGGGGTCTTCAAAAAGTCGGTAAACTTGCCTCCTTGAAACTTTAAGTTCTTTGGCAAACTGGTTTATGGTGAGCTGCTTTGTTATGAATTTTTTGAGCATAGGGTTAATAATTTTTAGCCAGTTGATTTATTACTTCTGATCCGTAAGCGTTTTTGGTAAGATTAATAAATTTGTGTACAGTCATTTTATCGCTCAGGTCGATGTCATGCTCTTTTATGAAATTATCTTTCCCAATAGAACAACTTCCCGTCAAAGTGGTGTGCCACTTATAAAACTCAGATGCTAAATATTCGTCCGTTCCATTAAATTGCGCAATAAAATCAGCAATTCGATCTTCAAGTGGGCGATTCTCATTATACTTCTGTTGAGCCTCCGAAATTGCTTTTTCTATTGTTTCCCCATGCGCAAAGAAATTACCTACTTTGGCGATATAGCAGTCTTGTAAGGTCAAATCACTTTTAATGATTGCACCTTTAGCAACTTGCCCCTTTACAGAATAAATAATAGTTGGAACGCCATCAATGTAATGAACGGGATAGTTGGTGTATTTTTTTAAGTCGTAACCGTCACCGGAACCGTAACCGGAACCGGAACCGTCACCGGAACCGTAACCGTAACCGGAACCGGAACCGTAACCGTCACCGTAACCGTCACCGGAACCGTCACCGGAACCGTAACCGTAACCGTCACCGGAACCGTCACCGGAACCGTCACCGGAACCGTAACCGGAACCGGAACCGTAACCGTCACCGTAACCGTCACCGGAACCGTAACCGGAACCGTAACCGGAACCGTCACCGTCACTTACTTTCAAAAACTCTGTTATTGCTTCCATTCTTTTTGTTTTAAAAGATTTGCGGTTGCATTTGCGGTGCATTCAATTATTTGAATCGGGTGTGCAATTTCCATTTTTGGAACAGTTACAGTTAATCTACTGCCACTACCAACTCCTGATTGGCTAATTTGCTCTACAGCAGCAGCACCTTCCCAGTAATGAATTTTACGCACATTTTTCATAATAACAGACTTTTCTGTCTTAGATTCAATTTGACCAAAGAACACTCCGGCTCTATCGGCTCTTACAATGTAGTAGTTTTCGTTTTCCATATTAGTAGTATTATTTAGTTTGTGCAAACATATACACATTTAGCCCCTAAAACAAGTAAAAAGTAAAAATAAAAATAATCTGACTGATAATCAAAGAGATAATTTTATTTTTGGCAAAGTGTGTACCATTAGGCACAAATTAGTGTATATTTGCGGGAAACGAAAAAATAAAAGATTATGAAAACAAAGGAAGAGTTATCGCTTATTACAAACACTTATGACGGAGCCTTAATTGATTACTCAATAACGGAATCGATTAATTTCTCTTCACCAATCTTTACTCCCAGAAAGCACACCAAGCAGTCTTACGCTGCTCAAAATCGTGCTGCAAAGAAAAGAAGGAAGTTTAACGCCAAAAGACCTAAATAAAGCCATGCGCACCAACAGAACGATCTTACAAGAGATCAAAACGACCTCCAAACTACTGGATGAAGCCACCTTATTAGGACGGCAAAAAGAAGCAATCCAATATTCGGACAAATACGAACAGTTGATGGTTGAATTGAGGGGGAGGATGAGGGGATGACACAAAGTCAATTTTGCTTGCAATTTTCTGAAGTGATAGACATTCCAGAAGCGCACATGAAAGCCTTTGTAGTATGCAACAGCTCGCCTACGCAAATATTTTATAAACTAAAAGACAAGATATTAACAAAGTTTGGTCACGAGAATGACTATGACTTACAGATCATTAAGCAAACCTGCTGGTCGTGCGAAGGCACAGGCAAATTTAAGAGCGACTGGAAGCCAACAGAGGCTTGTTGGAATTGCCTTGGCGATGGAATTTATAAAACCAAAAAAATCGTATTAGAGCGGTGGTTATTGAATGACAATCTATTTCATAAACCACTTGGTGAGTTAAGTGGAAATTTGGTGGTTAAATATGACCCTTTTGAGCACCCTCGGTCTATTTCATTTTCCGGTGTTATCAGAAATGAAATTCAAGGTTACATCAGGCACGATAAAATGGAAGGAAATCCCCAATATTGCCTATACTATCTCATGTGGCATTATGACAGAGATATGTTTTGGAGGTACTTGACTTGCGATGTTAATGGATATTATAAAAAAGAAAGGATTAAGTTTCAGCGGCTACTCAGGAAGTATAATCCACTTGCCGCTATTTCACAGTTTCTACAAGTCAAAAAACAGGAAGTTGATGATTTACCATTTTAGCCCTTAATATCATGATCGAACACTACAACAAGCAACTAACTGCCCGTAACGAAGTAATTCCGCACCAAACTAATGACACTATCATTGGAGGCGTTAACGAGGTCATGGTGCAGGCTATACGGGACTATGTGAAAGTGCATGGCTTTCCGACTGAAAGCGACTATCAAAGACAACTGTCAAAAGTAAAAATCAGAAGATCATGAGCGAAATCACCGAAACCCTTGACCTATTTGATACCACCGGAGACGGAAAGAAAATTCCTATTAAAGTGTACCTTAACGTAGACACCGACCAGATTCAAAATGTTCACATAAGGGAGTTTGTCACTAAGTTAGAATATGGCAATATCATTATGACATTTCAGGAATTTGAAAAGGCAGACTTGGGAGGCTCTCAGGAGATAGCGGGTGACATCTATATTTATTTGTATGATAATTATGTAAGGAAGGATCATAAATAACATCATGAGCCACTCAAGAGAACCAATAAAAGCAACTTGCCCTGATATTGATAAATACATCAAGTGGATAAAAATGGAAATAGTAAAAGACCGTGATTTAAAGAACATGGATCAGGATGAACTCTTTAACGCTGCATCGTCAATGTCCTCACAACTAAGTAGCTGCATTGACTATCTTGAAGAGTTGCGAGAATCAAATAGTACACTAAGGGAATGGGTCGTAGAAGAGGCTGAAAAAGCCGATGAGTTTGAACGCAAAATTTATGAATTAGAACTAAAATTAGGAATATGAACTGGTACATCGGACAAGATATCGTGGCACCCCTCGACCCAATAAAAGAAGCCATATCGAACCTTATTGAAGAAACATTAACAGTTAAAACTAATCTATAAACTCATGACAAATCAAACAGGGCGCATCAGTCAGCGCAAAACAAGTCAGACTGGCTCCACATTGCCGGAGATCGGCAAGATTAAGGTAGGGGAAAAGCGTGAAAATTCAAAGGGTGTAGAATACCCTACCTCGCTTGATTACTTTAAGGCAACAGGCAACTTTGCTGCTGCGTTCAATGCGCAGTACGGGCAGAACCCTAAATCACTTACGGTAGCATTTATCAGTGATGATCTCAATGAGGTCTGTAACGAGCGATACGAGTGTTGGGATAAAGGGAAGCGATGGGGATGGGGTGATGGAGAAACGTTTACCGTATGGGATGGAAAGGCCTATAAAGAGGGCATTGAAAAGACAGACCCGATGGTGACCAGTAAGAAGTGGGATACCATGCTTACGCTGCGTTTTGTGCTGCTTGATATGCGTGGCATCTTGGGATACTGGACGTTCCAATCGAAGGGAAAGTCAACCTCAATTCCATCTATTGTGAAGGCATTTGACTATGTGAAAGAACGTGCGAGTACCATTATTGGGTTCCCCTTTCAGTTGGTGGTTGAAAAGAAGGTGGGTTACAATCCCGGAGACCCTAAAAGCTATCCAATGGTTACGCTTGTGCCTTGCTTTACCGAAGAGGCTATCGAAAAGGTGCATAATTACTTGGAGCAAGGAGGCGCAGCCAATCGCCTGAGCGCTAAATTTGTGAAGGCTCAGGAGGCGTTGGTGGAGCATCAATCTAAAATAATGCTACCAGAGAACACGGTAAATCCTGAGCAGCATGAAGGTTGAACTGGTTAATACGGACTTTTTTGATCGGGATGCGATACGGCTTCCCGACTATAAGGTAGGTAGGGTATCGTATGGTAATGGGCGTAGCTACATCCGGATTATTGACGGAGATATTGAGCGTCCGTTCCGGTTATACACCTCCTTAACGACTGCCATCAACACCTGCGCTCCCATGAATCAAGGATTGCTTGAATGGAATGTGAAGCATGGACTGAAAGAGGCGGGAAGGCTGCTGAAGATTGCACAATTTTATGGTACTTATTTGCACGTGAAGATTGGTGAGTTTTTAATGGTCGGCAGTCTTAATTTAGATGAATTAGAGGAAGGAGTGCAAAACTACCTCTCCACACAAGACTTTTGGCAGCCTGAATGCGCTGAGTGGGCAGAAAACTTAAAGTATGACCTGATTGCGTTTGCCCAGTTTTGTGCCGATTACAAGGTAAAGGTGATGGGAATTGAGTATGTGCTACTTTCTGATCGGTTCGGGTTTGGAACACCGATCGATCTTGTTTGTAAAATGGATGTACCAACTACCGGATTTTATGGTGAGGTGTATAAAAGTGGGGATAGAAAAGGTGAACCTAAGCAAACTACGCAGCCTATTGCCAAAACCGTTATCATCAATTTTAAGTCAGGCAGACACGGGTTTTATCCCAACAATGGCATACAGGCTATTGCTGAGAAGATGTTGTGGGAAGAGAATTTCCCCGAGATTGCACTCGAAGGGGCTTACAACTGGTCGCCAAAAGAGTGGAAAATTACACCTTCCTACAACCTGAAGGATTGGGTTGGAGAGGTGAGTGAGACTGAGGTTGAGCACATCATGGGGTTGGCTAAAATCAGATTTGGTGAGCAGGCTATGGAGAAAGAGTACCTATCTGTATCGGGTATGATTTACAGGGGCAAAGAGCCTGCCTGCGTGTCAAAAATCGGGATTGAGGAGTATTGTAGAAAGAACTTTAGCGTGTTATTGTCATGAGAAAAATACAACTATCCTCCAATTCAGAGGACTTCATACGGAGTAACTGGTACAAGATGCCTATGTCGCAAATAGCGGCTCATTTAGGCATTGCGGTCAGTACGGTGAGGTGTTTTATCAACAGGCACGCAAAAGAGGCGCACGGGGCTCCTAATAGCGTCTGCGAGACGTGCGTTTATCCGATCAGCTATGCAAGGCATCGTGTGGAGGATATGCTGGCAAGATTACAGGCGTTAAAAACCCGGGACGTGCGCATTTATAACGAAATTGAGTACATGAGAAAATGGTTGCAACATGTGTCTGAGCTGACGGTAATAGAGCAGGGGGATGGGTGTTGACCCTCTCCCACCAACAAAAAGCCCGGATACAACTTAGTTCCGGGCTTTCTCTTTTTAGAATGGGAGGTCATTGTCGGGTGGTTCCTGAGATGATGGAGGCGCAGCGGTGGTGGCGGGTGTAGCATCTCCTCCGCTGCTCTTAACCCTTTTGGCGATCATCGGCCAGTCCATATCAGCCTTAATCTCCGTTACATTTTTCTCTACTCCGTCTTTATTATTGAACTTGCGGTAATTGATCTCACCGGAAACGGTAACGACATCCCCTTTACTGGCGGTCTTGGCGACATACTCCGCTGTCTTGCCCCAGAAAATAACGTTGTGCCATTCTGTTTTATCTACCCATTCCTCACCCTTTTTGATGCGAGAGGTGGTTGCTACTGAGAGGCTCACCATGTTGGTTGATCCTGCTACTCTTAGTTCGGGGTCTTTACCCACGTGTCCACATAGAAATACTTTGTTCATAGGTTTTATATAGTTTAAGTTAATTAGTTAGCCTTACGCTTCTAACGAGCGGGATAATTAGTTTTAAGGTGTCGTGCATGGTGCCTCTATTCTCTGTATAAGCCTCCAAACAGTTGATGCGCTCCATTTGCCACCTTTTGAGGTATGGAACCCTTTGTTATTGAGCTCCTCTGCAACTTTATCATAGGCAAGACCCTGCTTTTTGAGCAGTGTGGCGTGTGCTGCTGCTCGTTCGTTGTCGGGAGAGAGTCGGGCTTTCTCTGCCTGTACTCTTGCGCCAATGACACGACCGGATTGACTAAATTTTTCAGGATTACCCAATGCGACGCCTTGCTTTTTGAGCGCCATTAGTGCTGCTTTGGTTCTGATGGAGATGAGCTCCCGCTCCCTCTCGGCAAAAGCAAAGTAAAGGGTTAGCATGAACCGGTCAGGTTTGCCGGGTAGGTCGCAAAACTCAATTTGACCGGGTAGCCAATCAAGTACCGTCAGTCCATCTTTTACATCACGGCTCAATCTGTCTACTTTAGCGACTACAAGCGTATAGCCGTTTGTTTTGCAGCACTCAATCGCCTGTTTTAGTATGGGTCGGTCGGTAATGGTTTTAGCCGATTCCACTTCGATAAATTCCTGTTCTAATTCAGGGTAGAAACGGGCAACAATTTGCTGCTGCGCTTCCAGTCCCAGTCCTGAGTCCCCCTGCTTCTTGGTGGATACTCGGTAGTATGCTACGTATTTCATGACTCAGGAACGTATTTAAAGTATGGGTATTTTTCAGATAATGATTTTTGACACTCACACTTAGGGCATTGGTGGATGTATTTAGGTGGTGAGGTGAGTTGGGTTCTGCCTGTAAACTCCATATTTACCACGTTGCAATTTGGGCACCCGTAGTGCACCTCGATTGTTTTTACTTCTGTTTCTTTTTCCATGTCAGTTGTGTTATGTTACTTCAAAATATTTTAGATAATACTCTTGCTCATCATCCGACTTGCCCTTGATGCAGATAATATCGTTAGGGGAAAGCAGTAGGTTTAAGGTGTGTATGTCAATGTACAGGTAGGCTCGTGGCGTTACTTTAACTGCGTAACAGGGTGTTCCGTGTAATTCGAGCACCTCTACCGTCTCAAGCACACACCATCCAAACCTACCCTCATCGTCACGGGTAGCAACGATACTAATCGTGTCGCCTGATTGGATGAAATTGCCCCGCCAGTCGGTCATGCTACTTAAGTGCTGCTAATGCTTTTTGCAACAAAATGTCAACCATTTGACTGAAAGACCTTTTTTCCTTTTCTGCTATTTTCTTTACTGAGCGAACAGTATCGCTATCAATCGTTGCCGATATTACTTCTTTAGGCATTTGTTGTATTTTAAGATTAAGTTTCGATTAATGGATTTGAACCAATGACCCCCGCATTATCAGTACGGTGCTCTACCAGACTGAGCTAAATCGAAAGTTGTCCTGTTAGGGGTCGAACCTAAACTCTCCTGAACCAAAATCAGACGTGTTGCCAATTACACCACAGGACAAAGCCTTACTATCTAAGCATATTCTCAAGTTGCTTAATAGACTTGCCTTTCAAGGACTCGTCTTGCTTTTCAGCAATAAGCGAAATGATTTTTTTGTTGTGCTCTTTGATTTCCTGAGCCTCTGCCATCGCTTCTTGCTCTGCAACCAATGTGTTGAGAATGTCAATCACTAAATCGAAGCGCAATTTAGCGGTTTTATCTTTCGTAGATGTTTTCACTAAGAAAGATTTTTTGGCAGACTGCTTGTGCTCAATCTCGAGAGATACGGCTAAAGCGTCGAGTTCATCAAGGGATAAATCCCATAATTGTTCTACTGATAAGAGTCCTTTAGTGGTTTGGAATCTTAGTTTTTGCTGACTTGCTAATTTGAAGTTGTCCATGTTCTTAGAATTTAATTTTTATTACTCGTTTATGTGATCCTTGAAGTTTTACTATCAACTCATCTCTAACTGTTGCGTTAAAGCCAAGTCCTGAAAGTTGTTTATCTGATGGCGGTATCATATTAGTTGCTCCTAATACCTCTAAAACTTTACGATGTTGCGCTAATTCGGGTAGTAAATTTTCATTATGAAAACCCCTGATAGGTACAGGCGACTTACAACCGTCAAGCATAAAGAAATAATGTTTATTGCCGACATTGTTTTCACCCCAATGATTAGGCGAAAGGCACACTAAATTTACTTTATGGAACTGGTTTGTTTCAAGCCCGTAAAGTTCTTTAGATGCGGAGCTTTCAGGTAAGTGGTGCTTTATATCCATTTTACCATCCTTAACTATAACGGTAGCTACCATTACAACCTGACCACCTGCAAGGGGATTGGCATAATGGTAGTTGAATACATTACCATCAAACTCTATTTCAACCTTAAATCCCCTGTTGGCACTTCCGCAGTAATTTCTTACATAGAAGTGATACTCCATATCCTTTAACTTGTCCTGCCAAGTAATATTTTCAATTCCTACTTTTGCAGGGCGAATCATATCTACATCAAGCCATCCTCCGGTGAACTGTGATTTTTTATTCCCGAAAAAGATTTCAGAGGCTCTTGATTCTCTGCAATGCAGGTCAAGATCAACAATACCTAATGTTTCCGCATCATTCCATTGGAGTGAGCATCTTAAAACACCTTCGATTTTACCTCCGGCATTTTTCACATTCTCTTTTATCTGCGACTTGCCTGCTAAGTTGCCGTTAAAAGTCCACGAGTAGTTATTGTTCCACTTGAATATAGGCTTTGAGTCCTCGTTTGCCGTTGTTAATGAAACTAAGTTGCCAGACTGCGAGTTAGATAAAAAGGCTTCTACTGCGGTGCAGGTAGGTAGAATGTCTTTCATGAATTTATCAATAGAGACTTCCTCTACTCCATCAAATTCGCTTCTTTTATGGTGAGTTGAGGTTGATTTCACTCCGTCAAAAATAGAGACGGACTTCATTTTACCATCTCCTACATTGGCGTGCAATATCTCCGATACTTTAATGTCGTCAATAGTGGCAAATCTCCTGTTAAATGATGCTTCAAAACCATTCTCCTCTACAAATTGTTTTGCTTCTTCAATTTGTTTTTTAGTGATAGGCGCAGTAGCTTTCATGTAGTTTGCAGGATCGACCCGCTTATTCCATGACTGGCAGGCTTTATTAAGTTCTTCACCCTCTGAGAGTTCGCTGCATAGCGTTCCGATTAATTCATTTTTAAACTTGGCGAATGGTAGCTTGTAAGATTTTACCCAACACCACGAGTCTCTTTGAGTTGCGGGCAGTAAGTTATACTCTTGTTTTAAAGGAATAATTTGCTCAATCTTAAACAGGTGGGTCGCTCCATCAAGTAGTGACCCTTGATTAATTAAGTCCTTTACTAAATAAAGCGTGTCAAGCGAAATAGTTTCCATTGTTTTTTGGAAAACGTTTTTAGCGTCACGATACTGCCCCATAATAGACTCAACAGATACTCCGGTTGTATCAACAAATTGCCTGTCAACGAATAGGTGCATATGGTTGAATGTGCGAACTTCGTTTGGCTTTACTACTCCATATTTCTCTGCTTCTTCTTTGGTGTACCTCTTAACATTACTTGCTACACCCAACTGAAACCCCTTACTTGATTTGCTGCAAGATTCGTATGGTAATGAGTTTAACTCAGTAAGTGTTTCAAAGAAAACTTCTGTAATTGTCGACGCTTTGATTTTGCTTGAAAGAATGCGTGATGTGGCAGCAAATTCTTCATCACAGTCGACGTCAAACATGGTTTCGATTTGGTAGTCGCCATTTACAGAAACGATATTACCATACCTGCGAATAAAATTTTTGCAGTGGTTGCAATTTTTTGTTGTGCTATTTGGGTCTCTAAAAACTGGGTTGTTTTCTTTTAGGAAAGAACTTATGTATAAGTCCCAAACTTCCTGTCCTGTTAATGCGACTCGAAATAATTTGCCGCTTGTTTGCATAGAGGCAAATTTAGCTTGTAATTTTTTGTTAAAGTCAATCATGGTCGTAGTGGTTTAATTAATTATGCAAATATATGTATATCTATTTGAAATAAACAAGAGCTATGCGAAATAAATTTATTAACATTTCAATCCGGCTCTTCTTACTTCCGCCTCCTCCTTTGTATCGAACGGTATAATCTTCCCGCCAAATCTTACAGGAGTCCATCTGCCGTTACGTTTGACCTCGATGCGATACTTGGTAAGGGTGCGAGCTTCGGATGCGTTGTAGGGTACGGTGCGGGTGGTCATTTTGTTTGCTCTTTCTTCTCTATGGTTTTCCAAATGTCTGGAAATTCGGCGGTATTTGCCTCGGGTATGTACCACTCTCCATCATCAAAGTAAATGAATCCTTCGTTGCGGTAGGGAGTTTCGGAGCCGATGTCAAAATCATCGAAGGTGACTGCATCGCCGTGTTTTATAGGTGTTCCGTCCGGGTATTTAGGGTGGAGTGGCATGTTATTGGATAGGTAATTTGTGATAGTTGAGTGTGCCGTTGGTTCTAAGTCGGAATTGAACGTAAATGTTGGCTTTGTCGTCGGTGTGGAAGCCGGTAACGATGACGTGGTTGACGCCAATGTACTTTAAGTCGAAAACCGCTTTGCCTTCTTGCTGCATCTTTAATAGCTGCGTGTGCGTGTTATGGGCAGCAGCAATGGCGATGTCATGGTGCCGTAATGTAATGGCTTCGGATCGGAGTAACGACTGGATGCGGTGTATACGTTTAGTCAGCCAGATGTCCGGTGTGGTTTCGTGGGTCATCATAATTGTCCGTTGATATGCTCATCAATATCCTGTTCCTTCACTTTGTTCCCATCCTTGTTCAGGAGGGCTGCTTTGCCCCAAAGGATGATCGCTATTAATGCGGTTGCCAATATGCAAATCAGGGCTGCTAATGTCTGCTTGGTTGGTGGGTCTTGCGTTATTTCTAATATCATAGATATGTTGATTTAATTCGAGTAGTAAATTGTCGGGCATGGATGCTACCTGACTGATTTGTATGAGTAGTTCGAGGGTGGTCATTTCAGCCCCCCTTCCATGACTAATTGTACCTGCAATTCTTTGCTGATCGTGATTGACCCGTCCCCGTTTTCCGGTATTTCAGTAAGTTGTTCGAGTGCGGACTTGGGGAGTGGTGGTAAGGTCATTCCAATTTGCCAGTTGCTGGCGGATGGGTCGTCAGATAAAAATGCCCACGCAACAAGATCGCCTTTTAATTGTATTAAAAATGGAAATGAGATGAGTCCTATAGCTCCTGTTGAAAGAACCCATTCAGTAGGTTTGTGTCCGCTTTTATACCTCGCTTTAGGTCTTTCCCGTTCAATGGTTTGTAGTAGGTCGAGTTCTTCCTCTTTGTTGGTTACGATAAATGATTGTGTTTTCATGGCTCGTTTATTTTTGGGTGTTATTTACTCTCCTCTTTTAATTCCAATTCAGCGCACCTTTTCATGTCCTCCATTGCGATTTCGTTTGAGTCAAAAAACCTTGTCGGAGGCACTTTAATGGGGCTTGACGCTTTATAAATCTGCATTGCAGCAAATAAAGTTGAGGTTTCTTCTTCTAATTTTTTACCTTCTTCTCCTGCCAGTACCACAACCCAACCCGCCCGGCAATGTGTAGTGTCGCAGGTGTGCCAATTGCCCATATTAAGCGCATCAGGTTTTGAAACGGCTTCTAAAATCTGTGTGTGGATATTTGGAATTACCGGAATCATAGGTATTTTACTATCGGATTCTTTAACGTTTTTTAATCCGTAACAGTCGGAACAGCCGTAACAGCGGTAACAGCGGTAACAGTCGGAACAGTCGGAACAGTCGGAACAGCGGGAACAGTAGGAACAGCCGTAACAGTCGGAACAGCCGTAACAGTCGGAACAGCGGGAACAGCGGAAACAGTCGGAACAGTCGGAACAGTTCCAGCACCCTTTATTGGTTTCATTTTCAGTTAAATAATTCGGATTTTGATCTGCAAACTCTTGCGATACTCCGTTAATTTCCAAGTCCTCTCTATTCAGAAAAGCTGAATAGTCTTTAAAGATTTGTGTTTTCATTGGGTCGTTATGGTTTTTTTAAAATTGTAGTGGTGTCATCACATTAGTTTTAATTCATAAATACTTCGATTGTCGTTTAAATTACTGGACTGGGCTGCAAGTTTCTTTGTGGAAATTACGTACAGGCAACCTTCTACTTCAAACACTTCGCCTAATTTTATTTTAGGTACTCCGAATTTATCATCGCCTTGTTTGTCCTTGTCTTTCATGGTGTAAATGTAAACCACTTTTTAAGTGTGGTCAATGGATTATTTTAAGGATTTGTTGGATTATACTACTGATCTCAGGACGAGTCGGTCTCAATGGGTGGCTATCCGCATTTACGTTTACCCTGCGAAACTATCCAGTAGTTTTTTAATCGCTGCATCTGCCTCCTTAAATTTATGTGTAGGCAGGCAATATGTTTTCTTGGTTGTGCCTTCGGGGTATTTTTTGGGTTTACCGCAAGTTGGGTGAACAAATTGGGTGTGTGCGGGTTTCATTTTATAGGTTTTAGTGGTGGGTTAAATACTAAATAATATCTCTGCGGTCTGGTGGTTTGCCGTCTGTCCTTTCCTTTCCTGCTTTTGCTTGGTCTTCTCAGGTAGCGGATAACCTTTTAATTTTGATACTCGTTGGTTAAACTTTGCCCAGATTTCTTCATCGGTGAACTCAAAGTGCATTGTTCCTTTTTTGTAGGCCCTTACCTTAAAGAATGCCCAATTAAAAGGCTCTCCGTAAATTGGCCGTCCTGTCTCGGTTGTGTGTGGGATTCCTTTTTTTTGAAGTTCTGCCGATCTGCTAAACATTCCATTATAATGAATATCACTACTAAAATACTCTACACCATTTGCAGTATATAAACGGTGTTCATAGCGGCAATGATTAGCTAAACTGCCATACTTTTCCCAACTATCACCAGTTAAGTAACAGATAGCTTTTACCATGTCTTCCATAAAATTCCAGTTATTACCGTATGTATTACAAAGGTGCGCACCTGAATGGTAGCGGTCAATCTCGCACATTCTTGGTATTATAAATTTACGATTTAACAGGTACATACTATTGGTTTTCCATCCTTCTAAATTCATACGGTTTTCGTCTGCGTGGCTGGTAACTTTATCAAACACTGAAACGATTGCTTTATCCATTCGCTGCTCGGTTGTTCCCACAATAATTTGTAGCATGTTGTAGATATTATGCATGGTAAACGGTATTTTTACCTGCGTTTCAATAAACTTGTTGAGGTCTTCTCTCAGGCTTTGCGTAGCTGTTCGCTCTAAGTCCATCTTTTTAAATATAAACTCCCATCCTGCTTTCTGCATCTCTTTTTTAAACTCGTTACGGGTCAATTCCTTTTTATCGGATTTTATAGTCATTCCGGCTTTGCAATGAAAGAAACCTGAAGTAATATTTTCCAGTTCGATTGCCGTATCGAGCTGCTTGTCGTAAATCTTTACGGCTGCTACATATCTGTTTACCAAGTCACGCACAGCATTGTAGCTCATTATTCCGTAGCTTCCTGCCTCTTGCGGCTCTTCATCCATCAGGAAACCGGAAAACTCTTCTTCTCTGCTTTCGCCCTGCTTTTTTATACGAATTAGAGCTACTTCAACAAAGGTGTGCCGTTCACTCTCGGCAAAGCATTTTCCAAGCTCCTCAAAACTTCCATACATATCAACTATTGAGCGTAGCTCCTCACGCTGTTTAGTATAGGTATTTTTTACGGTGCTAAGGTTACAAAGTGCTATAATGTCACATCCTGCTGGCGCAATGTTGTAGGCGTGTAAAATATGCTTTTCGTCTGCGTTAAATGGCGGATTCATAACAATAAATTGCACATGGCTGATTTGATCGGACGTAACTGTGAAAAAATCGTCTGCAATTATTTTGCAGGGTATTAATTTCTGCAACTGCGTGTCAATTTCGCAGGCGTTCACGTTTGCCCCTGCCGATTGCAAGGCTCGGACTATATCACCCTTGCCTGCTGATGGTTCTAAAACATTGCAACCCTCTAAATGTATGCCCGCTAACATTTGACTGATTACGTCGGCTGGCGTTGGGTAAAATTGACTGTTAAACATTGGCGGCTTCTCCTTTCTGTATTTTTACTATTTGCATGGTACAGGGTTGTAACTGTCCGTAAATTTGTAAATCTGTTTCTTCAAAGAAGTTCATACACTGTTTTACTTCTTCCCTTAACCTATCCTTTATAGTCTCCTGTGCTTGTTTAATTTCTTTCAATAGATCAATAACTTGCTGCTGATTTGTTATTGGAAATATCCAACCTGCACCGCATGACAATCGAAAATTAAATTTCCCTCCAAGTGCTTTCAACTGTTCTTTTATTTCTCTGGTGCCCTCGCCTATTACCGCTATTGATTTATCGCTGTATTTTATCACGGCAATAGTTTGACCTTCTTTGAGTGTGGGCGCTGCTGGTCGTTCTATGGTTTCGATTGGGCTTTCCTTCGGTTCAAATGTCAATACCTCATCCCCGTCTATTATCTCAACTGCTTTAAGTGTTGCTCCTGCTGGTATGGTTGCGGCTGCAAATATTTGGTAGGCTCTGCGCTCAATTTCGTATTGTTGTAACTGATCACCCCACCTTGCTGTTAATTGGTTAGTAATAAATTCCCGTGTTTTGTCGCTCATTGTTCTTCGCTCCTGCACATATTTAACCTGTGGTATGTCGTCCCGGCTGTTTGAGTAGTCATAAGAATCTGTCATGCCGTCAAAGTGTCCGTATTGGTACGCTCCGGAAATGTTTTCAACCATTGAAGTGGTCGGGCCGTCTGTCCATTCTACATGAACACTATTTCCCCCTGAATATGAATTTGAAGTAACCGAAAATTTAACATCTGGAAACGCTGCTTTTAATTTCTCCCTGATTTGCTGCGCTGCGTGTGCGTGTGAACTTTTATGTCCTTTGTTGCGTTCTTTCTGTTCGGCTTTCCATACTTCGAAGCGGTCTGTATTTGCTTTGTGCGTGTCCATGTCTTCCATCAGCCTTTCAATTGTCCTGTATCTAACAAAGTGGTAATGATTGGCGGCATTGCCTTTGAATGCCTTTAAAATTAGCTCATTGGGGTGGTGAAAAAATACCCGATCTTTGTAATCGGTTCGGATATATCCTGAATTTACAAGGGCTGTGAACTGATAGTCACGTGACTGGTTGCGCTGTTCTTTAGTTAATAGTCTCATTTGGTCGTTACGTTTAAGTTAATACCGTATCACATGATACGGTTTCGGGCTATTTGCCTTCATCAGTTAACTATTGGTTATCTCCCCACAATTTAACAGCGTTTTTCAGTAGCTTTTCAAGTTCATTAACTTCCTTTTTAGCGTAGGTAAGTGAGAAGGAGTGCGAACGCTCAACTTTTCCGGTCTTTAAGTCTTCGTGCTTTTGCTTTGCCTGTTGTAATTTGTATTCGTAGTATTCAATACATTCAGGCATTGACAAGTTTATAATGGTTGTGCGGTCTTCCCAGTAATCGGCCTTACTCTTTATTTGTTCCGCCTTGCGCTGAAATTGCATCGCTTTATCCATGCGGTTGTGATTGCGTTCTATTAATGCTCTATGTCTTTTCTCGCTGTGATGTCCTATTTTAATAGGTTCACCCAGTACTAAAAAGTCACGGCCTTCATGTGATGCTTTCCAATAATTATCGCTTTTCTTCTCTGCGTTTTGTGCTGCGTTTTCAATTCGCTCTAACTTTCTTTTAGCGTGTTCCTGTGCATTGAAACCGTCTGCCCTAACAATGGAATAAAAATAATGTCCGTCTTTTGTGCCGATATAATTAAACACTATGCAGTCGTTTTCTTTTCCGTATTTTGTTGTTACCGGAATAATTGCGCCTTTTTCGTGCTTTTCTGTACATTTTGCCAAAAATACATTTGGCAGGTATTTGTGATAAGTGTTCATAGTTGTATTTTTTTAGTGGTTTAAATATTGTTTTTAAAATTCGGTTTCGTTGTCAAAAAATTCAAGTTCTGATAAGTCGCTTAATAATTCCATGCCATCAGTATGGTATGGACTATATTCACACTGGTAATATTTTACTCCTCCATACTCGATATAATTGGCATCTTTTCCGGTTGCCTCTTTATAAAATTCTTTGGAGTAATTTTCTTTAATGTGCTTTTTAGTAAAATACTGCGTACAATCTACTGTATGAAATTGTCCAGAGAAGTGCGGCCTTAATATTTCATCACCATTGAAATAAAGTGCGCCTTTGATAATTGTTTTGGTTTCCATGTTTTTAGTGGATTAAATATTGTTTGTTGTTTGTTTATTTTTATAATGGTTTAACTTGTTTGTTATGAATACAATTCTAATGATAATCCCCCGGCAATAATTAAATGAATCGTGCCGCCGCCATTTCTTGGGCTGCGATAAATGCTCGCATTGTACGCACGTTTTCCATACAATTCCTTAAATGCATCTCTAAGCATTTTGTCAGTTATTTTGTCTGTTTTCATGTCGTTGTTTTTTAGTTGTTATATTGTTTTTTGGGTGTTTAGGATAATTTATTGACTAATAATTTAGCCGATCTTAATGACTTGTGATTGCTATATAGTTCATTGTCTTTCATTACACTGTGGGTATATTCCGGTGTTAAGTGGGTACATTGAACGATGCTAAAATGTGCGTTATGATAATTTGGCAGCTGAAACAAAACATATCCTGTTGCAATATCTTTTATCTTTACTATGCAGTTGTCTAAAAGTGCCGGCCCGCCTAAACTTCCTTTACTGCGAATAAGTATAGGGATTTTAAAGGTTCCGCCGTAGCTTCTCCCAATTCTTCCGATTGTGTCGTGTTCTTCGTTCCAATCCTTTCCGGTTTTGGTATCTCCTAAATATATTTTTAGTCTTCTTTGGCTTTTAATTGCCTCGTCCAATATTCTGCATACTTCATCATTTGTATCAATGTGAAACGCCGTTCCGTTATCTGATACCTTGTATTGTTTTCCGTTTAATTGCGTTATTGTTTGCATGGTCTGTTTTGTTTTTATATTATTTTTTTGGGTGGGTGGTGGCTACTGCGGAAATACTGGTAAGTTAATGCGTGGTGTGTCGGTAGTTATAATTCTATAGCCATAAAAGGAGTGTTTCGATTCAATTATATTAACATCTAATTTTTGGCTTTTAAAATAGTTGATAAGAGATTCCAATTCCTTTTGTTGTTTGATTGGTAGTGAATAGGGATGCGGTGCTGTTTCTTGGTGGTTTAAACAGTCGATACATTCTTGAATATATAAAAGGATATTTTCTTTTATAATGATGCCGGAAGATGCGAATTGGTATAATGCACTCCATTGTCCGCCGTGCCAATTGGATGCTATTTGCTGCGCTCTTGTTTGTGTGATTATTTTCATGTGTCTGTTATGTATTTGTTTGTGCGTGGTTAGTGGTGGGTGGTTAATATCTGATAAATCGCTCGTATGTTCCAATTGAATGCTCAGAGTATTGGCAATCGTTTTCTTTACAGAATCTTATTGCCTCTTTTAACGAGGTTGTTACCTTACGGGTTTCAAGTTCAAAATCATAGCAAACAAATACGGGTTTTGTCTTGTTGATTTCGTTGTATGGGCATGGGTAGATGTCCGCTTTCTGTTCTATTGTGTTTGTCATTGGTCTGTTGTTTTAGTGGTGGGTGTGCTAAATCTTTACAGTTTGTTTGAAGTCTGGCGGTGTGAATAAGTCAATAACAGTTATTCTCACTCTGTCATACCCGTTTTTAGCTGCCCAGTCTTCGCCTTTGGTTTTTAATTCCTCTAAGTTAGTGTAACCTTTGCAGGCATATAGCACCTCTTCCATGTGGTTAGGTTGCCCGATCTTACAGGCATAAAGAAGGGTTTCGGTGGTGGTGGTTTGTGGCATGGTTTTCATTTGGTCTGTTGTTTTTTAGTTGTTAATTTATTGCCATATAAAGTCTTCGCAAATTTCGTATGTCTCACCGAATTGATCTTTAACAATCAGGTCGGTTTTGATTTGCCTAAACTCCTCGTGCGTTCCGGCAATCGATACGATGGTTAATGTACTCATAACTTGCTGCCCTTTATCATTCAGGTGCATAACAAGGTTTGAACGTGCTGGAATTTCTGTGTTCCATTTACTGCCGGTGGTGGTTGTTAAGATTGCCATGTCGTTATATGTTTAATTGTTCCCTGCAATATTACGCACGTTGTCGCACATATTGTACACAATATTGATAATTTTTTGTGCCTGTGCGACAATGGTTTATGCCGTAAACTAAAAATAAATGGGGATTTTGGTGGGTTTTGGCGGCGTAAAAATGGCCTACAACGGCTTTTGGCTGCTGTGTTCCGGCTCTTACTTCTTCGGTGTATAATGCAGTATTTTAGGCACAACGATTCCCTTATCTAATAACTTAGGCAAATTAGGGTCTAATAGCCGGTAAACTGGAACACCTGTCAGTCTACTATATGTACCTAACCATAAATAGGAAGGGAAGCGAAGCACCTGATCTCTGAAAAAACCCTGACGGCTTACTATTACTCCTTCGCTTTTTGCTATACTCCAAAACTTAGTACATGATATGCCGACATGATCTAATACGGCTCTTACATTCTTTTTAAACAGGTGTAAGTCCGGCTTTGAGTACTCACAGTTAGCCAACCACTTGTCAGAATATTCGGAAACTATAACTTTTTTTTTAGGCTTGTCTAACTTATGAACGGTGTTGTTGGGTAGTTCTTTGTTCTCTCTCATACCACAAAGTTAAAACAAAAGTGGTAACAAATTAGTTACCAGTCATCCAATCCCCACCTTTTTCCTGCCTCTTCCCTCTTATCCCACCTCTACAACGGTCGTTCCTGTGTTGGGATAAACCTGAATACCGGATTGATCTTCAAGGTTTTAGAATAGTTTGCGGAACGGAACGCACAAAGATAGTAAAGATTAGCAGCATAATGCAAGACCGGAGGGGGGTAGTTTTTTTCTTGGGCGCAAATTTAAAACTTAGGTATAGCTCTCCACCCGTACACAATTTAAACGAGATGGGGAGGGGTATTTTAGGTAAGGGATGGGGTATTTTAGGTTACTTACTACACCTTAGCCAGTACTCATGCACCACTTGCTCATAGTTATCGGTACTTGATGCTTTAAGGAGTCTCAGAGCTTCTTTTATTGAGAATCTGACGGAATATCGAGGTTTACACTATTTACACTTCATTTACACTCTATTTACATCTATTATATTATATATTAATATATTATATAAATGTAAATAATGTAAATAGAGTTTTAATAATTCCCAGAAAGTTTATTAATTTTTTAAAATTTTTTCCCCAGAAGTTTCTATGAATTTCCGTTTACACCATTTACACCATTTACATTGCTCATATTCAATTACTTATCTGTTTTTCGACCATTTACACCATTTACACTACTACTAACTGATTATCAATAGGTTAATTTTCTGTGTGTCTTATAATACAATAAAATGGCTTAAAATGGGGGTTCATCCACAAAAAGTTCATCATCTTTTAAAAATAGATCACGAGGGATAACAAAGTACTTACCGACCACTGTTCCGGGCATATCGGCATTGAACGGACGGTAGCGGGAATTGGGGCTTGGAGTAAGTTTGAACTCATCTCGGAGTACCTTATGGATGTAACTGGCAGATATATTATGCTCCGAGGCAAAGAATTTCTTTTTGATGTCGGTAGGTGTACAGTGGAACTCGGTGTAAGAAGTCCATTCATTGAACAGGTTGGTGAAAGCAATGGATAGTTCTTTGTAAAGCGTACTGCGGGACTCTTCTTTGACCTGATCGAGGTATTGGTTGGCTATTTGATCGACTGTGAATACCATGCGGGAGCGGCTTCTATCGGGCATAGCAACTGAATCAAGTAAGTAGCGTAGGAAGTAGGGTATCTCTCGACTGAGTTTATCTTCGATTTGGGCATCTTTTTTCTTTATGGACTCTATTTTGCGCACCCAAAATCTGATTTCTTCGTCGTCAATTCTCATGAAGTCCCGCTCTTTGTTGGTGCAGACAATGATTTTGGCGAAAAAAGGTAGCATATAATTAGCGACGTACTTTTGGTTAACGGAGATGGTTTTGGCAGTGGCTAAGGACTTGAGTTTTTCTACCGTAGAGGTCTTGTCGATAACGGTCTCGTCGATGGAGATGATATTCTTGTTAGCGTACTGTGAGTTGAAATCTTTGGAGATGTCTTCGGGGTGGATAAGTATGTAGTTGTCACCGAAAATCATGTTGATCCAGTTGATGAAGGTAGTCTTGCCTGTCTCCCTCTCGTTACTGACAAGGGCGAGAACGGGCAAGGCTTGCCGAGGCAGTTCGTAGAGTATCTTCATGTACTGAAGACCAATATCTATTTGATCGCCAAAAATATGCTGCATTAAATCAAGGGATGCGGGGATGTCCTCGGGGGATACAGGTTCGGGGTGAGGTTTGTGTGAGAACTGGGAATAGAGGTTGTAATACCCATCTACCACAGGCTCGTAGTTGCGGTTATTGGGGGAGATGCAAAAATCATCAAAGATGGGTATGGATGTGAGGATCGAATGCCCATGATCTTGGGTAATGGTCTCCTTTTTCCACGATTTTAGGTTTTTGCGGACAATGTGGTAGCGGTCGGGTTTTAAAACTACCTTAAAGTAGTCCGTACCGACTCTGATATATGGGATTTCCCCTTTTAGGTACTTAAATTCAATATCGCTAATGCACGCCCTTGTGTTGCCTTTGTATTTTAGCTGACAAAGAACAGTGAATTTGGAGAGAGGCCGTACTGCGGGGAGTTTAGATAATGCTCCATCGGGCAAAGTTATGTGTGTATCTGTGATCTCGATTGGTGGTGAGGTTGTGCCGCCTTTGAGTGAAAAAATGGGAGTGGATTGATCTATGCCGGAGTCAAAAGTAACGGTTTTATCACCCGAGAGTACGTGCTCCCAACTCATGTGGTAGAGCGCATATTCCACCGCATTCATGTATTTGTCTTTGGCGGGATCAAAGAAGGCGGAGGTTGGTAGAATAGATTCAGTGCTGACAGTAGCTGACTTTTTACTCATAAGTTTAAGAGTTGGTTAAAGGTTGGTAAAAGCTGAGGCGTAAGCTATCTGGGTTCTTCTGTAAATGGTGGCTGAAAGGAATTAAGGTACAATGGCGAACCCATCCCTTTAGAAATCATCTCTTTAGCAGTTTTAATATAAACATCTGGCTTTTGTGATAAGTAGGCATTGGAATGGATAAGCGAAATGATAAATTCTTCTGCTTGAGAAGCCATCAAATAGTTTGCTGCCACAAATCCGCCAAGTGTATAAGCGGCTGCACGAAGCTGTGGGTGTCCGTTATCAACAATAGCGTCAATACACTTACGGACAATATTAAATGATTTGGTAGTTAAAACTGGTGTTTGATCGTATTTGTATTGCGGTATATTGGGAGCTATTAGCGGCATATATTTCTCTTGCCACCACCAAGCATTTTCTCTATACCTCAAAAGTGGATCATAGCTAAGAAAAAGAGGGAGCACCGGGTTTTGCGGAGCAAGATCAAACCCAATATATTGCCGCATTTCGTTTGTGCTAAGTGCATGGTAATAAGCCTTATACTCATTAACAGTCTTGCATTGCGGAATACGAACTAAAGCCCTAACTCCTCGAGCCGACGGGGAAAGCCAAGCTGCTATAATAAAATCATAGGTTTCAAAAAGGTAGTTTTTTAGGTCTTTGGCAGTACCGACTGAAGGTAGGTGGTCAAAATCAAGTGGCATAAGTCCGGTAAATTCGGTTATATCCATATACCGTCTACGTCCAGTAATACGAACTGCGGGGGTGAAAGAAAAAAGGGAAGTCTTTAGTTGCGCCTTCAGCCCCATGTCGCCATCCATCTCAGCCTGAGCAATTTGAGCAAAAATTGACTTGATGTAGGGCTTGGGCTTGGAGATAGCACGAAGAAATTGGGAAAGTGTTACCTCGCCAAGTGGCTTAGAGCGTTTGATGTCCGCATCATAATACGGGAAGGAGATACTGTCGAAAGTGTTCATGCTGAGTAAAATAAGAAACCCTCACCCATATACAGTTGCCGTCCAATCTCAAAGCAAGCCTCGGTATTAGAACTGTATAGGGTAAGGGTGGGTAAATTTCTTTGCTGCGTAGGCATGAACGTAAAAGATTGGTAACGGCAGGGCAAATATAAAAGGCGAAAAGGGGATTTCCTAATCCCGGCTAAAATAAAGTTTTGGAAGGAGGGACTAAAACTCCACCCTCCCAAATATCCGTATCCACCTGCCAAAAGTATTGTCAATATACTTCCCGGTGTCGTCAATATTTACAAAGTGAATGATGGGTCGCATTTCTTCTAAGTAAAAGCACATGGCAATTTTCTGATGGCCGTCATTAAGCGCATCATGCACGGTGTTCATCTGACACATATAATTCCAACGACAAACACCTGCTGTTACGGTGATTTTTGGCATCGTTGCTAAGATGTGGTTGGTGATGATGGAGTAGGCGAGTTTACAAATTATTATACTTTTCAATTGCCTTAAATATTTGCAGAACCAGTTGGGGGACTACGGCATTTCCGTAGGCTTTGATGGATTCTTGTCTGTGCCACGTTTCAAATTTTGAAGTTGCGGCTTCAAATCGCCTTGCTGCCAGTGCAATTTCATGTGGCAGGAATGACACAATGTTTCCAAGTTTTTCAGGTCGTTGTTTTTCCAGTTTCCGTCCTTGTGGTGAACGTCTAAATTCTCGGTGCTTTTGCAGGTAGCGCATTGTTTCTTTTGAGAATTTCTCGCTAAACGGTGAAAGCTGGATTTGTGGATCATTTCCGGTCTGATATAACTGCATTGTTTGGAACAGTATATCCTTTGATTCCAGCGCGTAAAATCTTCTAACCTTTTGCCAAACCTCCTCCTGTTGAATATGCTTCCACATTTCTGGCAGGTTTTCGATTCTGTTTTCCTTGCTTGTGTTGCTAATTTCATTGTATAATTCTTTAGTTATATATCGAGCCAACCTATTGGAAATCCCATCATTTCGTTGACAAACAGGGGATTGAGTTGGGAAGTTTGCCCAGTAATTTCTCTGGCTCTCTTGACTAAAGAATCCTGATTTTCCAATCCCGTCACTTTCTCCCCGTAATCTGATGCCATCGGTGTCGGCAACATTCCTTGTGTAACCCATTTCGCTACAGTTTCTTCCAAATTTCCTTTGTTCCTGTTCGCTATATTCACATTGTTCAGATCGCACCCATTTACTTGATTCCCTCTTGGTGTCGGTAACAATCCCAGATCCATGAATTTCGTTTTCCCGTTCTGGTCGCATTCCTTCAATCCTTGTGTTTGTGGTGTCGGAAGTAACTGAACCAACCTTCCCAGTCCCACACTGCCGTCTGTTCCATTCTGATTGATCTTCCTTGGTAAACCGGATGTTTCCTTGTAGATGTCGTTCTTTCCAATTATTGCACCCGCCCCGGCATCTGATGATACTGGAGTAGGCAACAAACCAAATTCTGTCCCTTCTATGGGGAGCATTGACGGCACAAGCTGGAAGTAAAAACGGTGTGACTTCGTAGCCTTCATTTTCCAGATCAGCCTGCACTTGGTCGAATACCAACCCTCCATTCCAATTAGTAAGGCCGCGAACGTTTTCGAAAAGGCACCATTCCGGGCGAACCTCCCGAATTGCTCTAAGACAGTCTGGCCACCCATAGCGGTCGTCTTCGGTACCGAGTCTTTTTCCTGCTGCGGAAAACGGTTGGCAGGGAAATCCTGCCACAAGGATTGTTGGCTCATTTTTATTTAACAGTTTGTTAATTATATTGTAATCAATTGTTTTAACATTGTCATGGTGAAATGCATCCGGCCAGTAATACTTTAAAACCGACCTTCCAAATGGATTAATTTCGCATGAGGAAACAACCTTCCACCCCATTAATTCAGCAGCATATTCGAAACCACCGACCCCGGAGAATAGACTAATTAGTTGCATATAAATAGCGATTCAGTATTTTGTTTACTATGCACCCAAATGTGGCACGGATCGCACAAGGAAATCCCATTATCCAATTCAAATCTTAATTCAGGGAAATTGGACCATGAATAAATATGGTGCGCCCTTAGCGTTTTACCTTTGTCGTAACCACACATTTGACATACATATCCATCTCTTGCATAAATTCTCCTTCTCCACCTATTTACTAACTTGATATCCCTTATCTCTCGATTTAAACTTTGTCCGTGCTTATAATTAATATTATTTTCTCCTGTCATCCATTGTCCGCCTCCGGAATTAGGACCATTTTCACCTTTCATGTTTTTAACCCTACATTCCCATGAGCAATACTTCCACCCTTTTCTAACCTGAGACTTCACAATAGAGCAACTTTTACCGCAGCCAGAACAATTTTTAGTTAATCTGGATTTGTTTACTCTCGAAGCGATTGCTTTTTGCAGGTTAAGAATGCTCGACTCTCTCCTACTTAATTTATTTACTTGCATAAAACTAAAAGCCCGGTCAAGGCTTCATCACAGGGCCGAAACTCATACTTAACAATGAGAATTTCCTGAGAATCCGCCCCGACCGGGCTGTATATTGGAGAATAAATAACCTGAGTAATCATTGTTTTAAAGTTTCGGCACCGCAAACATAATTGTTTTTTTTACAATGCCGTTTCATGTGAAATAATAAGTTATCAACAACCTATTTCCCTGATCTCCATTTAGTGATCTCGGTATAAATTGCGTTTTTCTCCTCAATGGAATAGCCGTCATCCCGTCATTGCATCGTTAAACTTATCCATGTGCACATCATAGAATTGTTTTAATAGTTCATCAATTTCTGACTGGATAAAACCTTCCTTGTGTTTAGTTGGGAAGGAGTAGACTTTTTCCTCTAATGATTGGGTGCTCATTTCTTATATTCCTCCAATATCATATAAAATCTGCCCATCACTTCTTCCCGTAACTTTTCATCGAACGGTATTCTGATCGAGGCTTTGTAAGTACCGCTCGGGAATTTGGAGTAGGGGGAGACAGGGGGAGTGGGTTTGGGTGGGGTGGGCTTCTTGGTTCTTAGTTTAACGGGCTTCTTAGTCTTTGACTTCATCTTCTTTTTTTGATTTATATATTTTAGTTATTCGGAATTTCTTAATAACTCAATTAGACGAACCATACGCTATTTCTGCTCTTGGTCGTCTTTTGTATCCGTGTTTTTCAAATGCGTCAATCCACATTAACTTCCTGTCTGCATGACCAACACCGCAAGGTTGCAATCTGAAATGACCTTTAACTGCAAATCCTTCTGTGCGAATTATTAGTTTATTCCAAGAAGAGTCAACAACATAAACTGTGTAATTAGATGTATTAGTGATCTTACCGTCTTTTTTATCTTTACCGTTATTGCGACCTTTTTCTAATATCGTTACTTCAATATCTCCAAGTTCAACGAATGTCATTATTTTTAGAATGCGATTAAATTCTGCCGCATATTTTGTGTTAAAGAAATATCCATTTTCGTTAAGATCAAAACCAAATTCAAAATAAATATTTTTTTCATTATTATAGTAACACCCTTTTATAAACCCAACCTGACAAATAAATTTACAAGTCTCGTGTTTTCCCAAAAGATACAGATGATGTCCGAATGAAACATTTTTTAATGCCCTACTACTAAATGTATCTCCAATGCGAATCATTTTTGAGCACTCTTCAACACCGTTACAGATAAGGTATTTTTTAGGCTCAATATCTTCAGGGCGCTTAAATATGGTTCTATCAATATGTTTCTCAACTATTTTTTGCACCTCCCAAGCTCTGCCCCACTCCTTAACATCTGACGTATTTGTTATATCAGTATCAAAGGCATCATTCCACATCGTCGCAATTTCAGGATTTATTCCATCGTCCCCTATAAGCGACTTTATTTTATCTTGTAACTTTCGATTTGACTCCAACGAACTTAAAAGAAATTCCCTGTGGGTGCTACACAGTTTAGTGAACGCAGAATAATCCTCTAATAGTAAGCCGAGTTGTGAGTTTTTGCTAATTATCATGCCCCCAAAGATAATGCATTCCGTCCCACGTGCGACAGTTGCATGAAAATTATTTCTCTCTGATAAGCAATACATTAGAGAACCCAAACTTGCGAAGTTCCTCTGCCCGGTACTTTTGAAGTGGCGTTTGTAGCGTCTTCTCACCCTTCACCTCAATAAAAATAGGCTCTTCTTTGGGTTTAAGTGCCAGTAAGTCCATAATACCGTTCTTATTAGTGCGGACAAGTTTTATAACGTAATACCCTTTTGCCTCGTACTCTTTTATTACCTGTTTTTGGAATTTACTCTCAGACATAATCCCGCTCAAATTTATTTAATGTATAATCCTTTTTATTAAGTACGGTCTTGTAAACCTTTTCCTCAATACCGCCTTCACTAAAAATCCAAAACACATCATTGCTTGCTCTTTGCATGGTGGTGAGCCTGTCCCGACTTTGCCAGTAGCTGAGTGCCGAGAAGTCAATGTTATAGTATACTAAATATTTAGCAGCAGATAAGCTAATTCCTTCTCTTCCCGATACAATTTGCAGGGCAATACATTTATTAGGATCGCTATTAAACTCATCAATATCATCGGTCAACTTCTCCCCATACACACTTTTAAGACACTCAAGTTCTTGCTTAAATTTATAAAAAATAGCAATCTTTACTCCGGTAAATCTGTTCGCAATAAAATACGCTTTACTTTTATCCACCGTCATCGCATTTCCGCTCTCAAATTTAATAGTGCCTGAGCAGAGTTGATGGACTTTACTCATGAGTTTCACGGGCGTATCAGCCAACACCACCTCATCCTTTCCCTGCAACACCCGATCACGCTTTAATTTTATAATCATATCATCCACCATTTTTGACATCGGACAATATAACACAGTCTCATTTACCTCACTGACAAAACCGCTTTGTTTTTGGCTGTAATAAATAAAGTAAGGCGATACAATAGGGTCGATCAGATATTTTCTCGCCCTTTCGTACCGGTTCGTCTTACCGTATCCGTAGTCAACTTGATAGATGTCGACAAAATCTTTTGCCCACTTATAAAAGTTACTCCACTTACTAAATGGGGTAAAGCTACTCACCCAAAACTGGTGATAAATTTGGGAGTAACCCTCAGGTGTAGGCGTGCCGCTCAAAAAAATCATGGGCACTCCGGCAAATCGCTCCTTCATATATTTGGCAACCTTATTTGGCTTAGGGAACGCACCGCCAACTCTGTGGTGCTCATCCGATATCACCAAATCAAAATCCCCTTCGACTTTGTGCATCGACTCATTATTTACAACTACTAACTCATACTGGTATCCAAGCTCTTTATAGTCACTCTCAATACTGCTAATCGCTTTTTTCTTGGTAGTGAACAGTACTCTTTTAGCACCATACAATTTTGCCGTCTCAAGTGCAGTCAATGTTTTGCCGGTTCGCACCTCCATTGCTAAATAAACAACACCCAACCTCACAAGCCGATCACAAGCCTCTGTTGCGATCTCAATTTGATAATCTCGTAATTTCATGCCCGCAAATATAAAATTTTCTTCCTAATAATCAATGATATATAAAAAATAATTTTGTAAATGCAAAAGAACGGCATATATTTACAGGACAAAAAAAAGAGAGCAAGGATGCAACAAGTCTTCCATCTACTAACGCCCGTCAAGGAAATTGAGCCGGGATGGTATAAGTTAAAATGGAGACCGATTAAAAACGGCACATACAATTTATTCATTACAGACACAAGACGCTCTTGGCACTCAAAATTCTTAGGGGTTATGTACCACAACAACTCAGCGCATAATGGATGGGGGAGAGATTACGACGCATTCACAATAACAATAGGCTTAATATTCTTCACAATTACCTTTTGGCTTCATTACAATATATCGTGTATGGCAGAAGGTGCATCAGGTGGAGGTCAAAAAATACCATTAGATTTTAGTAAGTCAAAAATAAAACCACATGGAACGAAAATTTAAGATTGGCGACAAGGTTGAAGTTGCAGACGGACACAAAGGCGTAATAGTTGACGAAACTTACAACCAGATAACAGGTCGTTTATTTTCTGTTGATTGCGGCGAAAATGGGTTTGGTCAATATAAGGCATCCGCCCTCACTTTGATTGAGGAAAAGCCTGAACGAAAATTTAAGGTGGGGGACATGGTAAGAACCCCAAATGAAATAGTCAGTAAGGTAGTTTTCATATCTTCACTAAGTGATGCGCTATACCCCTATCTTGTAGAATATAGCGATTCAACTTATGAGATGTTTGGTGAGTTAGATTTAACTTTAGTGCCAAAGTGCCCTGAGCCGAAATATAATGTTGGCGATAAAGTAAAGGTAAGCGCAGAAGGAATTGAGCCTTTTGAGGTGCAGATTACTTCTTGGGCGATTGCGGGAAGCCGATATTTTTACACATTTGAACTTGAAGGCGGTAGGGCAGGTGCTTACAGCGTTGAGACTACAGAACCAAGATATAAGAAAGGTGACGAGGTGTTTGATAAAGTAACCTCCATGCGAGTCTATTTTTCAGAATATTGCTCAAAAGGAGTAATCGTAACACGAGGGGGCACAACAAAGTTTCGTGATTTCTCTGATATCGAACCCTACACAGGGCAGGATAAAGAGAAAGAAGAGACGCAAAAGGATAGAAACTCAAGATTGGCAGCAGAGCTTGTTAATGAGGTAACTCGTTTGCATCCTGAACTTAAGCAATTGCACCCCTACACCGTCATCCTGAAATCGGGCGTGAAGGTGGGGATTTCAGCAACTATCTTTGATTACATTACCGAACAGGACTCATACACAAAATCGGTTCAAACAGTAGCGGACGGTACAATAGTTTTATCCGAAATCGCAGCCATCGTACCAACTGAAAATCTGATACCATGACACCAAAAAATCCGCATTCTGAAATTAGCGAAATCGATTTAATGATTGCAAGTTCCCGATCTTGCGGAAATTCAGAGTGTTCTACTATATCCATATTTAATTACTTTGCAATGAATTATCAGTTTTGGCAACTACCTAAATATGTAAAGCCGAAGAAAAAAAGAACGAGCCTGAAATCAATTAAAGAAAATTTGATGTCATGACCGCCGACCAATTAGCAGAGCTAATCAATAATTATTTAAGTAGCAACTATAAAGACCCAACTACTTTAATAGTAGAAAAAAGTAAGTATGAAAAGTTTGTGAATGAAATTATTGGATTGGTTGCTTATAAAACACTTCCTTTAGCTGAAGGTAAAATGACCTTTATGGGCTATGCGCTTCGAGTAATCTTTGCAACTAACTTAAAAGAAGGGGAGGTGATTGTATTATGACAGCCGACCCCCTCTCCATGCACATCAAAAATATGCAGACCATCAAATGCAGTAAGTGTGGTGCAGCCTATACTGAACATAATATGAATGAGCGCACCTTTCTATCCATTTTAATTCGACAGGGGTGGGTGGTGAAGTGGAATAAACCAATATGTAGTAAATGCAACTGAAAAAATGGCTAAACAAAAACCAATCAACTGGACAAAAGTAAAAAGCGGTGACAGGTTCACGGCTGAGATATCCGGCATTAAATGTGAAGGCAAAATACATAAGAGCAAGGATGGAGGTATTTACCTATGTCAAAACAAATTGAATGGGGCTGACACTGCCAATAAACACGGGTATAAGTATTCTTGGAGTATACTTAATGGACACCCAAAAGATCTAAAACTTTGGCATATTGATGTCACCAACCTAAAAATAATCTCACAATCAAAAACCAAACCTATGGCAAAGAAAAAAGCAGAAACGACAATCGAAAAAATCAAAACCCTTACCGGAGCCAACTGGCATATCGCTAAAGAAAAAAGCGGACTATCCACCAAACTGGTTTCCCGCAATGGCAAAGTGAACCGGTACGACAAAGGCTTCAATAACCGCCAAAATGCACTATTGAACATCACCTCTTCTATCCGCAACGGATTTATTGATGACGGCATCTTCATCGAAGCGATGATCGCAGCGAAAACCCGTCAGGACGTAGTAGACGCCATCAATGCTTACGGATATTTGAAGCCGAAGAGGGTGGCAGCGAAGAAGAAGAAAACCGAACTGATCGCAGGAGTGACAGTAAGCGGCGGCAAAAGAGTTGATGCGGCGAAGGTCGTTAAAAAGAAGTCCGGTAAGGCATGACCCACTACTTCTACCTCAAACGTAACGAAGACGGAACGCTACGCCCCATGACGGGCTTAGCCTCCGCTTC